CTACACGCGCGGGTCTGCCATGGCGCTCATGAACTTCTCCGACGGCACGACAGCCAGGTGGGCGTAGCGCTCCGTCACGCGGATGGAGGAGTGCCCCATCAGCTTGCTCACCTCCTGGATAGACATCCCGCCCTGCAGGAGCCAGGAGGCGAACGTGTGGCGCAGATCGTGGATGCGGCCGCCGGGGCCGAACGGGGTCCATACGTCCCGGCGCCAGTTCGACGAGTTGGTGTACTGGAAGACGAAAGGGCCGCCGGCCTTCACGTAGGGCTTGATCTCTGCGGCAACCCAGTCCGGGATCGGAACGTCGCGGATCTTCCGACTCTTGGGGTACTTCTTGATCTGCCCCGTCGCCTGGTCGCGCACGTGGGTCACGCGGAGCATCTTGCGCTTCAGGTCCACGCGCTCGGGTGCCAGACCGGCCATCTCCCCCCAACGCAGGCCGCAGCCGACGAGCAGTGCGAGGATGGCTCGATCCCGCGGCCGAGCCTTGAGCTTCTTCATCATCTTGGCGATCTGCTTGCGGGTGAAGAACCGCATCACATCCGTCTCGCCGGGCTCGAGGCCGAGCTTGAAGGTCGGGTTGGTCTTGATGATCTCCGCGTCGACGGCGGCCGAAAGCGATGACGAGAACACGCGGACGGCACGCGCGACGGTCGACTCGGCGAGCTTCTTGCCCTTGAGGACGACCACCCACTCCTTCACGGCATGCCGCGTTATGTCGACGAGGGCAACGTCTCCCCAGTGCGGTTCGATGTGGTTCTTAATGAGGGAGGCGTCGGCGCGCTTCGTCGAAGGAGCAACATCGTGCGCGGCCCACCACTCCGGGTGCCAGTCCGACCACTTCCGCGCACCGGCCGCGGGGTCCCGCCACCCCGGAAGCCGAGCCTCCTCCTCACGCTGGGTCGCCATGGCGAGAGCTTTGGACTTGTGCGCGTGCGTGCCGGCAGAGCGGGTCTTGCCATCGCGATCGCGATAAAGCCCGCGCCACTTCCCAGATTGCAGTTGCTGAGTCCATGCCACACCCCTACTCTAGGACACACGAAGTTGAATTATCTAGATAAAGGAGGACTGATGAGGTTCTTGAACATGGCCGAGATGGTCGAGATGACCGGCATCTCGCGCTTCACCCTCACGCCTGCGCTGCAGCGCGGAGAGCTGCACGGCTCACAGCGTGTGAAGCGGGGCACCTGGCGCGCCGAGGAGTCGTGCGTCACCGCGTGGATGCTCGGCGAGCAGTGCGAGCACCGGAAGGCGGCGGCCGCATGAGCGCAGTACCGCCCACCCCTTCCGACGAGATGGACCGCTTCAGCTTCGACGGCGCCGAGGGCATCGCGTTCTGGATCGATTTCGACGCGGAGCCCGAGGACCGCAAGTCGACCATCATGCATGATGATCTGCCGACGCTGCTGGCTTTCCTGCGGCACAACTTCCCCGGCCTCTTCGATCCCACCAAGGAGGACGTGGAGCGGGCAGCGAAGGCCATGTGGGTGGCTCAGCAGGACGACCGCGCGTGGGCTGAGAGCGTTGTGGATGACGTGTTCTCGCCCGCCGACGACTGGCCGGAGGAGTGTGTCGATCTGGCTACGCTTGCCCACGCCGCCCTCTCTGCTGTTCACCCGGAGGTGACCTGGTGAGCGGCCGTATCGTCTTCGCGCCGACGCCTGATTGTACTCATGGGTGCGTGGGCAAGCCATTGGCCGAGAACCTTGCACCCGGCACCGTCTGGCAATGCGACGGCTGCGAGAAGCAATGGGTCGTCATCCGCGGCTCTCAGTACAACGAGACCTACTCCGCCTGGCGCGACGCCAACTCGCCGACACCGCAAGGCGAGAGCCGCGGTCCTCGGGTGCGGCCGAGCTGCGGACGGTACGCGGCGCACGGACCGCATCAATACTCGGACATTGGCACCGATACTCTGCCGTGCCACGGATCTACCGGGGAGGTGACCCCGTGAGCGCCCTCGACAACGCGAAGGCGGTCGTGGAGAACCCGTTCGGCGTCAGCCACCGGGAGACGATCAAGGCCTTGCGACGACTGATCGCTGAGCATGAGCGTGTGCTGGCTGAGCGGGCGGCGCCCCAGGAGTGGGAGTACCGCTACGTAGTCGAGGGCTGGAAGGACTCACCCGACCGAACCTTCCGTGCGTCCGGCATGTGGACGACCCGTGAGAGCGCGGAGAGCAGTCGCGACTGGCAGCGAGCACGGATCGGCGAAGAGCTTGAGTGGTGGCAGCCGCACATCACCGCTGCATTCGTGGAGCGGCGGCGGAAGCCGGGCGAGCCGGAACCCCTTCCCGAGGACGCCAACCAGACCGAAGGAGAGAACCGATGAAGATCGCAGAGAGTGGGCACCTTGAGTCGGGCCCCTACCGCAACCAGGCGGGAGCCGTCCTGCACGTCACCGGGCCCTGGCGCGGACAGCGCGTGAAGACGCTGGGTCGCATCTACGAGGCGGAAGCGCGTGATGCGCTGTTTGGTGACACGCCCTATCTCGTGACTGCTGAATCCCTCAGCGAAGCGGGGTACGAGCCCATCCCCACAGACGGGAGCAAGTGATGAGCGCGCGCGAGGAGTACAACCTCGGGCTACTGCGTCGCTACGCATGGCCGGGGCTCACCCCGAGGCAGCGTCACCGGCTGTGGCGGCTCGATCCGCTGCTCTACGCGACCGTGCGGGGACTCGCGGAGGAGTTGGTTTCGGTACCCCAGGAAGGGAACAAGAGATGAGCGAATCGATGACCGCGAAAGCTCTGGTGGACCGTCTGCGCGCGTCGCTCGTGAAGCCTGGCGACGAAATGCCCGGTGGCATGTTCATGACGGAGGTCGCTCTCGGCTCTCGTCGTATCGACGGGCTGTACTGCGGTTTCTTCGGCAGCCGCGGCCGGTTCCTTCGCGGCTACGAAGTCAAGGTGGCGCGGTCGGACTGGCTCCATGAGCTCGACCAGCCGGCCAAGGCCGAAGCGTGGGAGCAGAACGTGCACGAGTGGTGGATCGTCGCTCCCGACACCGAGATCGTGCGACCGGAGGAGCTCCCTCACGGGTGGGGCCTGCTGGTCCCGTCTCCGAATCCGCGGACGAAGACGCGCATGGATGTGATCGTCAAGGCGGCACGGCACGAGAACCGTAACCCGTCGTGGGAGGCTACGCACGCGATCATCCAGAAGGCTGACTCCGAGCGGATGCGCGCCACCAACGAGCGTGTGCGAGCGCTGCAGGCGGAACACGCAGCCAAGCTCGCCGAAGAGGTGGAGCGACGCCTCTCGTACGACAGCGATTCGGCCGAGCACTGGAAGGGGCGAGCTGAGCGCGCCGAGGAGCTGAGCGCGGAGATAGGCGACATCCTCGGCATCCGCATCATCGACGGCCAGTACGCCTATGGGTCGGCGGCGGTGTCGGTGAAGGAGCTTCGGGAGCAGTTCGGGCGCTATCTGCTCGCCAACAAGCAGGTGGACAGCATCCTGCGGCACAAGGTCCACCAGATCGGAGCCGTCAGGACTGCGCTCGGCGAAGCGACGAAGGCTCTCAAATCGATCGGAGTGGAGTGATGCACGCCGTCGCCCCCCCCTCAGGAGACGGAGGCACCCCGTGACTGAACCCCGCGAGGATGTCCGAGAAATGTCGAAGCGGCTGGCCCGGCACGACCGCAACCACCGTCGCATGCTGGTCATCGAACGTCGGTTGCGCGGCCTCTCCCAAGCAGACGTGGCCAAGCGCCTCGGCGTGCGCACGAGCTGGGTCCGACGCATCGAGCAGTACGACAGCGACCCGCGACTTTCCGAGTTGCGCCGCTACGAGCGCGCAGTCCGCGCGATCGTCGATAGCTAGCTAATCCGGGGCGGGGTGCACCTAGACTGCGCGCCTATGCCACTCCGCCCCATCCCCCGCGACCAGGACTGGCCCGACGAGATCCTCGAGGCCGCCAAGGAGGAGTTCTGGGCGCGCATCGATGTGATCGACCCAACAACCGAGACCCGCGGCACCTACAACCCGGCCACCGACCAGCGCGAGGGCGGCACCCCCGCGGCGACAGTCATCACCAACCGCGCGGCCCGCGTCCAGCACATCCGCTCCGGCCTCGACACCGCCGGCTCCTTCGAGTGGGGCCAGAAGCGCCCCTACCGTGTGCAGTACGAGCCTCAGCCCGGTGACCCGCTCATCACCAAGGGCATGGTCGTGCGCGTGGTCGCCACGCGGCGCAACCCGAACATGAAGCGCTACGCCTTCACCGTCACCGGAGCGCCCGGCTCCGACCACGCCGCCGTCGGCCTCATCGACACCGTCTCCGAGTACGGAGTCGTCGCCGATGGCTAAGCCACCCTTCGCCGAGCTAACCAAGATCGTCACCGACTGGCACGACTCCGTCCACGACCAGTCTCGCGCTGCAATGGAGCAGACCGGCGAAGAGGGCGCCGAGCTCGTCCGCGAGATCATCCACCTGAAGACCACCGACTGGGGCCGAGCGCGCACGGCAGGCGTCGGCGGCCCCCCGCGACCCTTCGCCGGTCGTATTGAATCCAGCGACATGCACGACGCCGTCGACACTCGCACCAACGTCGAGTCCGACGGGACGATCGAGACGCGCTGGGGCTGGAAAGACCCCAAGGACTACTACATGGTCCAGGAACACGGGTTCCCCGAGTTCGACACCAAGATCGAGGGCATGCAGTCCCTCGTCACCTCGCTCGATCAGGCCGAAGAGAGCCTGAAGGCCAAGCTCGGGAGGATCGAGTGAGCTACATCGAGGGACCCACCGACTTCACCGGCGACACCGAGTGCGCCAACATCATGGACCGCATCGGCGATCTCGCCGGCGGCCGCGTCTGGGAGATCCAGGTCCCCGACGATGTGGACCTCGCACGCGAGACCGACGGTGGAGTCCTCCCCTACGTGATCGTCCGATTCGCCGACCCCCTCGCGCTCGCGAGCGGACGGAGCATCGCCGACGGCGAGCAGCACCAGCCCCAGCGGCTCAGCTTCACGATCATCGTGATCGGGGGCGACGCAGACTCCGTCCGCAAGACCCTCACAGCGGTCAAGCGGCAGCTGATCGACTTCTCCCCCTCAGACAGTGCCAACGCGATCAAGGCCAAGGGCGGGTTCTCGTACCCCAACAGCGACACCACCTCGCGACCCACCCGCTTCCAAAAGGCCGGCTTCTTCTCGTTCACCTGGACCCCGGGCATCTGACCCCCTCGATGGGCTGAAATCGGCGCCTAGACTCCGGCGCCATGCTGCAGAACCGCACCTACCGCCACGCCAAGACCGGCGTCGTCGGCGAGTACCCCGAGGCGATGGCTGAGATGTACCCCGATCTGGTGGAGGTGCCCGAGGGCACGAAGCCGCTGGCGTACACGCCCCTCGACTCGGAGGCCGTCGCGGCCGTTCTGGAGAAGGCGACCAAGGCCGCCGACCGATCCGCCCCCGACACCGACGAGAAGGACTGACTCATGGTCAAGACCCGCCCCGGCTATGAGCTCCTCATGCTCGTGCCCGCCGTTGAGATCAACGGCATCCCGTGGATCGTCACGCCCACCGGCCTGGTGAACTACGAGACGCCGACGACCGCGGCGCTCAACATCTACCAGTCCATCGTGCTGCCGAGCCAGACGTACGCCTCCCAGGGCGGCAACATCTCGTGCGCCGTGCTCGACGACCTGAACCTCGGCCTCACCGACTCCGAGACCGACGACCAGAAGACCATCTGCTCCAAGGGCAACAGCGCCGCGCTGACGCTCTACAACTACAACGCGGAGCTCAACTTCAAGCGCGACAAGGACCTCACGGCCGACTCGCTCTGGAACCTCGCGCGCGACCTGACGCGGGCCGCCGACATCCCCTACTTCATCGTTCACCGCGTCCGCGGCGAGAAGGACTCCTCGGAGCCCCTGGCCGTCGGCGACGAGGTGGACCTCTACTACGTCCACACCGACCTCCCCGTGGCGGGCTACAGCGACGACGACCCCATCCAGTCGCAGAGCGCCTTCATCCCCAAGGGTGTCGTCAACGTCGGCTTCAAGCTGACCGCCTGATAGGAGATCCAGCAGCATGCCGAACACCGAGATCAGCACCACCGGCAACGTCGGATGGTTCGCCGGGCCCGACAGTGCCATCCCCTCCGCGTCCTGGAGCTCCGGCCCCACGCTGGCGCAACTCCTCACGCTCCTGAACGTCTCCGCGGGCGTGAAGATCGAGGGCACCGACTTCAGCGTCGAGGCCTCCGAGCAGGTCGACGACCGCTCCTTCGCTGATCAGGCGGGCGCGCAGTCGCGCGGCCCCGTCCAGGCGTCGGGCAGCGTCGAGGTCTACACCCCCGGCAAGGGCGACAACACCAGCTCGCACGCCGTGGCGTACAACACCTTCTCGACGCCGCGCACGCGACTGGCTCTGTGCCAGCGCTTCGCCAAGCCTCAGGCGAGCGCGCTCGTTGCTGGCGACGAGGTGAGCATCTTCCGCGTGCAGACGGACTCCCGTCAGCACAACCGCAACGAGGCGTCCCGCACCCTCGGCGTGGGCCTCGTCTTCCAGGACGACGCGCTCATCAACTACATCGTCCCGGCCGCCACCCCCCAGTCGCCCACCGTGGCGATCCAGGGCGGCGCCAGCCTGACGACCGGTTTCACCACCGGCAAGGTCGCGATGCTCAAGGTCACGTACCACGGCCGCAACATCACGGCTGGTGCGACCTACACGTCGAGCAACGAGGCGGTGTTCACCGTCTCCAAGGGCGGCGTCATCATCGCCGTCGGCCCCGGCACCGCGCAGCTGAACGTCAGCTACCCGGGCGCCGGCACGGTCGCCGCCCAGACCGTCACCGTCACCGCCCCCTGATCGACCCTGCGCGAGGGGGCTTCGGCCCCCTCGCCATCAGCTAGCTAAATCACGAGAGAGAAGAAGCAATGAGCGATTCCATCGACTCCGACATCCAGGCGATCGTCGACGACGCGCAGGACAACTTCGACCTGGGCGCGCGCCTGCGCGGCACCTCCGTCCGCACCAAGGAAGTGCGCGTCTACACCGATGAGGTGACAGGCGAGAAGCTCGGCGGCGCGGAGATCGTTGAGGAGTTCAACGCCGACGGCATACGCATGCGCAAGCCGCGCTCGTGGGGTCTCACCGCGGAGCTCATCGCACTCAAGGCCGTGAAGGAGCCCTCGAAGGAGGAGCTCGAGCGCATCGAGACTCTCAAGCTCGAGATCAAGGGCCTCGCCGAGAAGCTCGAGGCAAGCTCGATCGACTTCAAGCTCCGCGCCATCCCGAAGGTCATCAAGAAGGACGCCAAGCGTGCCGCGCGCGAGCACCTCGGGATCAAGGGCAAGCTCTCCGTCGAGGACCCCCGCTTCGAGGACTTCCTCGACGAGGAGGACGCGCAGCTCTTCCACCGCACGGTCGTCAGCTTCCATGACCACCAGGACGGCCGCACGCGCCGCGGCATCACGGTCGAGAACGCGCGCGCACTGAAGGCCTACCTCCCCGACAGCGAGTACAGCCGCCTCGCTGGTGGGCTGCGGGAACTGCTCTACCAGAACGCGATCGCCGACAAGGTCACCGAGGACGCGGATTTCTAGCGAGGTACCTGGCCAGCTCGGCCGGCGCTAGGTACCTCATCGACATCCAGGCGGCGCTCCAGGCCGGGCAGCCGCCCACGGCCTTCATCCTCGAGCGACGCCCGCGCGCCTGGTCGCGCTGGGACGTGCTGCTCGCCAAGGCCGCTGCCATCCTCGACGCCGAGCGCTGCGGCTCCTGCGGGCGCCCCAAGTATGTCTGTCAGAACGTCGACAACGACATCGCCTTCCGTGTCTACGAGGAGACGTGTCACGCCACACGCGAACGCGTCAAGCACGAGGAGAAGAAGAAGGACGCGAAGGACCGCGCCGGCATCTCGGTCGCCGTGGAGCCGTACACGTACAGCAAGACGCCGCTCGAGGAGTTCCGCCTGCCCTTCTACGAGCGTGAAGCCGACCGCGCGCGCAAGCGCGACGCCGCCCGCCCCGTGATTCCCCGCGAAGCCCCGCCTTCTTATACCCCCGAGGACGAGTGAAACCCGCACCTAGACTCCGGCGCGCTATGCGACGACTGGGAGGTGAGCGATGAGCGAAGGCGTTGAGTCCGAAGCCGTAATGCGGCTCCGCTTCATCGAAGAACTCGCCAAGTGGACGCGCGAGATCAACGAGATCCAGGAAGCGACCGGCGACTGGGGTGGAGAGCTCCGCAAGACCGAGAAGATCCTCGACTCCACCAAGTCCTCGCTCGAGGGGCTCGGCAAGGCCGCCGGCGAGACGAAGCGCGCACTGAAGGACGGGCCGTCCGCTTCCTCCAAGCAGTGGGACGACCTGGCAGAGCGAGTTGCCGCGGCCACCCAGGCCTACCGTGCCTTCCGCCAGGAGGTCGCCGTCGGCAATCAGGCCGACATGGGCCTCGATGACTGGATCACCACCAACGGCGGCGTCAGCCGTGCGGACCTCGAGAAGTTCCGCCGCGGCAACGCCGGCGGGCTTGTCACCGACGACACCGCAGAACTGCGTGAGCAAGAACGCCTCATGCAGAAGCGCATCAACGACGAGATCGCGCTCACACGCGAGATTCAGCGTCGCGCCGAGGCGTCGAAGCAGGCTCGAATCGCCGAGACCAGCGGGCGCGGCTACGCCAATGCCTCCGTCCTCAGCGACGCCGGCATCAGCGCCGACCGCCAGGCTGGACTCGACTTCTCCCGCCAGCTGCAGGCGCGGCTGCGCGAGGAAGAGGAAGCCACTCGCCGCGCGCAGCAGGCGCAGCAGGACTACATCAACACGCTCCCCCGCCTGCGGTACGCGCTCTATGACGTTGCCTCCTCGGCCACGTTCACCGGCGTCGCGCTCACCGGGCTCTCTGTCGCAAGCGCGGCCGCCGCGATCTCCATGGATCGTCAGTTCGCCGATGTGGTGCGCACCTCGGGCACCTACATCGACCAGACCGGCCGGTCGACGGAGAACCTGCGCGGCCAGTTCAACGAGCTCTTCTCGACACTTCCCGCCTCCTGGTCGGAGCTCACCGAGATTGGCACTCTGGCCGGACAGCTGGATATCGCGTCGGCCGACATGGCTGAGTTCACGCGGCTGGTCACGATGTTCACGGCCACCTCGAACGTCGGCGTCGAGGACTCTGCCACCGCGTTCGGGCGGCTGTCGCAGCTGCTCGGTGTCTCCTCGGACCAGTACGAGAACCTCGGCTCGTCGATCCTCGCTGTCGGCACGAGCAGCGTCGCGACGGAGTCGCAGATCGTCTCCACGTCCAAGGAGATCGCGTCGATGGGCGCGACCGCCGGCTTCTCCGCGGCAGACGTGTTCGGCCTCTCCGCAGCCCTCGCCTCCCTCGGCACGCAGCCCGAGCTTTCGCGCGGTGTCGTCACCCGCACCTTCACCAACATCTCCACGGCGATCTCTGAGGGCGGTCAGCGCCTCGAGGACTTCGGCGCTCTCGCCGGCATGAGTGGACGCGAGTTCGCGCAGGCGTGGGGCAAGGATGCCGCCGGAGCCTTCACCTCTCTCATGGAGGGCCTCGGACGCCTGCAGCAGTCGGACGCCACCGCCGTCCTCCGCGAGCTGGGCATCGAGGCCAGCCGCGACGTTCCCACCCTCCTCCGCCTCGCCCAGAACAGCGAGGTCCTCGCTCGTTCGATCGAGGTGGCCAACAAGGGCTTCGAGGACGGCACGGAGCTCCAGGACCAGTACAACGTCATCGCGAGCACGGTCGCCGAGAAGCTCAGCGTGCTCGTCAACAATTTCCAGCTGCTCGTGGGCACCGCTGCGCAGGCCACCGGTGGACTCGGGTTCCTCGTCGACGCGCTCATCGCTGTCACCCGCGGCCTCACATCCATCATCGACAACCCGGTCGCCAGCACCCTCGCCGGCATCGGCATCGCCGTCACCGCGATCCTCGGCGTCATGGCGCTGCTCGTCGGCGCGCTCGGTCGCGGCGCTGCCAGCTGGCTCGCCATCCGCACCGCCATGGCAGAGTACGCCGCGGCCACCGGCACCACCACGCTCTCGATCTCCGGGCTCACCGGCGCGCTCGTCGGACAGGAAGTCGCCGCCGGCCGGGCCGCGGTGGCCAGCCGGATCCTCTCGATCGCCCTGCGCAGTCTCTCCGTCATCGGCATCGCCACGGCCGCGATCCCGCTCGCCGAGTGGATGCGCAGCCTCGCGATCGCCAGCCGCGACGCCTCCGTCGACACGCAGAATCTCACCACCTCGCTCTCTGGCCTCAGCGGCACCGAAGCGAAGGACTCCATCGACGAGATCAACCGCGCCATCGAGCAGCTTGGCCGCTCCGCGAACATGGGCAGCGGCGCTTCGCTCATCCCGGTTGCCGGCACCTGGCTCTCCCTCGCCGAAGGCGTCGAGCAGGGCGTCACCAAGGCTGAGACGGAGCTCGACGCCGGTCTTGCCCGCCTGTCGATGAAGACGACCAACTGGTTCGCCAACGCCGGGAACTTCGGCCTGGGCGTCGTCAACGACGCGAACGGCCTGGCGCCTTGGGCGTCGAGCGTCGACCAGTCCATCGGCGAAGTGCAGAAGGTCGTCGACGCGTACGTCCAGGCCTGGAACAGCGCCGACTCCGCCACCGCGCAGCAGAAGATCCTCGACGACTACGAGCGCCTCAAGCAGGCATCGATGGACGCCGCCGTTGCTCTCGGCACCTCCGCCGAAGAGGCCGCGTCGGCATGGGACTACAACTGGGGCGCGTTCGCAGCCGCGACCGAAGGCGGCGTCAGCGCCCTGGAGCTCGTCGGCGAGCAGGCCGAAGCCACGGCAGAGCAGGTCTCCTCCACGATCTCTTCGTTCACGGACGTTGCCAACGCCACCATCGGCGCCGAGAATGCGATCTGGGCCCTCGGCCAGTCGCTCGGCGAGAACGGCGCCCAGTGGAGCGAGTTCTCTGAGGGTGGCCGGGCGAACATGACCGCCCTCATGGACGTGGTCAACGCCATCGCTGCCCAGACCCCCGGCGACGCGTCGGCCATCGCGAGCAACCTGCAGGCGCTCTTTGAGACCATCGTGAACGGCGGCTACGCCTCAGCGCAGCAGCTCAGCATGCTCTCCGGCATCATCTCCAGCCTCGCCGGCGGCAAGGCCGTCAAGGCATCCGCCCGCGACTTCTCCTCCTTTTTCGGCGGATGGCAGACGGGGGCGGCGAACGCGGAGAAGGCGACGCAGAAGGCTGGCCGCGCAGCCTCGCGCGCCGCCGCTGAAGTGCGCACGCTTGTCGACTACGCCGGCGACCTTGGCAACGTCTTCTCCCGCTCCTTCGACATCCGCTTCGGTGGCGCAGAGGCTCTGGACACCATCACTGGCGGCTGGATGAAGGTGGCGAACGCTTCGCAGGAAGCTCGCGACAACATCGCGGAGTACCAGCGCAAGCTCGGAGAACTCGGCGCGGACAAGGCGATCAAGGAGTATTGGCTCAGCGTCGCCGAGATGTATGGCGACGAACTGCGCGCGATGAAGCTGCGCGCCGAACTCGCAGAGATCAGCGCCGACCAGGCCGCCGAGCAGAAGAAGCTCGCCAAGGAGCAGGACAAGGCGTCCATGTCCCTCGAGGGCAACAGCGAGGCCGCCCTCGCCAACCGCGCCACGATCCTCGGCATGGTCGGCAACTACCAGGACTACCTCAAGGCCCTAGCCGCCAGCGGCGTGAGCCAGGCGGAACTGCAGGCCCAGAGCGCCCAGCTCAAGCAGGAGTTCATCGCCCAGGCGACCCAGGCGGGCTTCGGCCGAGCCGAGATCGAGAAGTACGCGGCGTCCTTCGACGACATGACGTTGGCGATCAGCCGCGTGCCGCGCAACATCACGGTCAACGCGGACCCGAACCCTGCTCTTCAAGCGCTTAACGAGCTCGAGTCTCGTGCGCGGCAGGTCGCATCCTCCATGGGGAGCGCGATCGGCGGGGCGCTGTCCAAGGGCATCGACACCTCCCCGATCGACGCTGTCGCCGACAAGAGCGCCCGCCTCGCCGGGGTTATTAGCGAGCTGGCCGTGCTCCAGGCGCGCGCACTCCAGTACGGCGTCAGTGGCAATGTCATCGGGGCCACTCTGATGGCGCCACTCATCGCCGCGAAGCGCTGGCAGATCGCCACTGGAAGCTACGCCACCGGTGGTTACACCGGATCCGGCGGTAAGTACACACCCGCGGGCATCGTGCACAAGGGCGAGTTCGTCTTCTCGAAGGAGGCCACGGCCTTCTTCGGCCCGAACCTGCTCAACCGCATGCACCAGGTCGGCGTCTCCGGCGGCGGCAGCTACACGGGAGGCGGCCGCGGAGCGCAGGCAGGCTTCCCCTCCAACGGCTCCGCCGGCGGCAGCGTGGTCGACCTGTCGGCCAACTCGGCGCGACTTCTTGCAGGCCTTATCAGCCAGTCGCTCACCGTCGTCCTCCCTGGCGCACAGCTCGCCGGGTCTATCGGGGCCCACAACATCGTCAGCGCAGGAAGGGGCGCCGCCTGATGGCCGCGAACGTCTGGATGGGAACACGAGGATCCGAGCGCTGGCTGAAGGCCCCCGCTCCTTCTGGCGCGTTCCAGGCCACCGGATGGTCTGCCCTCAACCAGCAGCGGAACGGTCGCGTCAACGGCCGCACCTCGCGCTCGACGCACATGGTCTACAACCTGTCGTGGCCTACCGCCGACCGAGACACTGCTCGTCAGCTCAGCGACATGTACTACGGCGTGCACGGCGACGGTCTCATCCACTGGATCGACCCCACGATCGACAACCAGCTCCCCGCGCACTGGTCCTACCCCGGCCTGGGGTGCGTGGACGGTCCCGTGATCTACGGCACCAGTCGCCCCGCGTCCGCAGTCACCGCGGCGAACCCGCATGAGCTCCCTGCGCGATCCGCCGTTTTCACCCGTCCCTTCGCCGGCTACGTCCCGCCGAGCATGTACCTTCCGATCCCGCCCGGCTACGCGGCGCACATCGGCGTGCACGGCGTCGCCAGCGCGGGCGCTCTCATCGCGCGCCCGATGAACGACACCACGCCCGTCGGCGCCGCCGCCATCATCCCGACGCTCGCAGCATCATCCGCCACCCGCTTCAGCACTGTCGTCACTCAGACCGGGAGCGTGACCGGCATCGAGCTGCGCCTGGCTCTCGGCGAAACGGTCGGATCGACCACCCTGCCCACGAGCGCAACCATCGCAGGAATGATGGTCGAGGTTCTCCCCGTCGGCCAGACGCCCCGATCGGGCGGCTACCGTCGCGGCGAAGGCAACTCCGGCTGCCGCATGTTCGATCCGCCCGTCGAAGCGCCGATCTCGAGCATCTACGACATGGTGAGCGTCTCCGCCGTCCTGACGGAGGTGGGCCCGTGACCGCCGTCGACCTCCGCATCGGCAATACCTGGCACTTCGGCTTGGCGAACTACAGCGTCGTCGGTGACTCCACCGGCACTGTCGTCGGTGACATGACCGGCGGCGCCGGCACGATGTCCGTCGATTTGCCCGAGACCGTCGACTCGAAGCTCCTCTCGGGCCGCCCGGTGCTCCTGCGCGACGCTCACATGGGCGAAACCAGCGGGATCCTGCGCACGGGCTCTGGGAACGGCGTCAACGCGACGACGACCGCGGTCTCGCGCATCGCGCTGCTCAACGTGAACCGCACCGCCGAAGCCTTCAGCGGCACCTTGCGCGCTGCGCTGCTCTACTACTTCGGCCTCGCCGGAATCACGACCAACGTCGTCATCGAGTCCAATCTCGCGTCCCGCGCGGTGAACTTCCCCGGCTGGCAGGGCAACGTCCTCGACTACCTCAAGGACCTCTGCGTCGCGCAGCGCATGGAGCTCAGCCTGATCGGCGAGAAGTACGTCATCCGACCGATTCGCCGCCGCACGCTCGACCTCTCGAGCGCAGCCGAGCCGTCCTGGTCCACCGACGAGTCGTCCCTCGCCCAGGCTGTCGAGGTCCTCTGGTACCAGACCAGCCCGGTCCAGAACGGACTCGTCTATCCCGCCGGCGGATGGAGCGAGGAAGTCACCCCGCTGCAGGTCGACGAAGGAGAGCTCGTCGAGATTGAGCTCTCGCTCGCCCCTGAGGATGACGAAGGCCAAGGCGTCTCCGCCGTCACTGTCCAGCAGCCGGTGTGTGTCGACAGCGTCTCGCGCACGCACGCCACCTCCTCCGTCTACACGGTCTCCGGCAAGGACGGCCTGCCCATCAAGCCGGCACAGTGGAACGCCAGCGGCGGCAAGCTCACCGTCGGGCTCAAGGACGGCGGTTCCACCCTCGTCGTCACCATCCAGGGGCCCCGGGGCGTCGAGAACGGCCCCTACTCGATCGCCATGGCGTCCGGCACCAGCGACCAGTATTCATCCCTGCGTGTGTACGGGTCGCGCATGTACTACAAGCGGAATCTGCTCACGATGCAGACCGGTCTCAGCGAAGACGTGGCGACCCAAGAGAGTGCACCCCGCGCCGAGAGCCGCTTCATCAACTCGTACGAGAACGCTTGGCGCGCAGCGTCCAACCTCCTGGCGCAGCACGGCGGCGCACAGATGAGCGTGACCGTGCAGCTCGGCGTGATTGAAGGCACGACGATCGCCCACTCCTTCTTCGGCGGCGACACCGTCAAGGAGGGGCTGAGCGAGCAGCCCTTCGGCAACGTCGAGGGCGCTCGCCTCCGACACGACGGGACCATGTTCCGCACCCGCTCGGTCACCTCGACCGCCAGCGTCAGCACAGCGACGGCGACGCAGGACACCATCTCGCAGGATCTCGCGACCGAGTTCGGCACCCTCACCGCCTCGCAGTGGAACGCGCGCCTGCCCGCAGGCATGACCGCCTCCCAGTTCAACGCTCGACAGATGAACGGATGACGATGACCCGGCCCATCTCCAACCTCCCCGACGAAGCGCAGGCCTGGCGTCGCGCGATCGAAGAGGACATCGACGCTGCACTGCGCAACGCCCGCCTCGCGAGCTCCTCGGCGAAGGCCGGCCGAAGCGCCGCCGCCGGTGCCGCCCGTGGACTCGTGGCCGCAGGACTCAGCGCGGCCGAGGCGAACGCCGCGATCGCCAACGCAGCGCGCATGCCGGCGGCGCCGGCAGACTCCACTGCCAGCTCGAGCACCTACTTCGACGAGTTCGGCCGTCCGCGCGCCACGGTGTACAGCTCGTGCAGCCCGGTCACTCTCGACACTCGAGGCCGAGACATCGACGTGGAGTATTACGAGCTGTTCGGCCGCCCCGACATCGAAGGAGAGGCCTGGCGCAAGCTCTCTGAGACCTTCCTCACCCCGCCGGAGATGAGCTTCAACCCGCTCCCGGCGGGTGACAACTGGGCCTTCAAGATGCGCGGCGTCTCCACGAGCGGGACCCCCGGCGAGTTCGGAGCAGTCATCCCGCTCCTGCTCGCCAAGGACGAGACCCCGCCACCCAAGCCCGCCGCGCCGACGCCAACCTCCCGCCTCGGTCAGATCACGCTCGGCTGGTCGGGCACGACCGCCGACGGCAACCCGCAGCCGCCGGACTTCTCGCACGCGGATGTCTACATGGCAACCACGAGCACCGGCGCCGGTGCGGTCGTCGGCCGCATGACCGGATACGACGGCGACACCTTCGTCGCGCCCGAGCAGCCCTACGGTCAGGAGCGCTGGTTCTGGCTCGTCGCCGTCGACTACGCCGGCAACCGTTCGGTGCCGTCCGACAAGCAGACCGCCACCGCGCAGTCCGTCGTCGAGGACGACATCGACAGCGCGATCATCGACGCCATCACGGAGTCGGTCTCGTCGAACATCGGTGGCACGGCGACATGGAGCACCGCCGCTCCTACCGCTGCGGACGGAGTGGGCAAGGCGTCGGGCGCCATGTGGTGGCGTCGTGACGGCAACAACGACGTGATCGGCGTCTGGGAGTGGACCGGGGTTGAGTGGAGCCCACGCGCGCTCTCGAACGAGGTGATCGCGAGCCTCGACGCCGGCAAGATCAATGCAGGATTCATCGACGTGGCCCGCCTGCAGGCCAACACCATCACGGCGAGCAAGCTCCTGGTCAGCAACTTCCAGAACCTCGTCGAGGACCCCGGCATGGTGCGAGCGATCGGCGCCGCATGGACCGACGGGAACGGCCTGGCTTCGATCTACAGCGACCCAGACGTGGACCGCCTTCTGCGCATCCTGGGTGTTGCAGGCACTGGCGTCACCGTGCGCAACTCGAACCTCTTCACGGTCAAGCCTGGCGAGACCTACCTGGTCACCGCCCGCACCTACAACGGCGCATCCGCGGGCTCCGCCGGGTTCGGCATCATGTGGTACGACGCCAGCAACACCTACATCTCAGCCAGTCTCGTCTCGGCTCCTGCTGGCGGGGGATGGCGAGACCTTTCGGGCCGCGTCGACGCCCCCGCGAGAGCCGTCACCGGCGTCTACTGCCTGTCGACATCAGCGGCTTTCGCCGGCGGAAACGTCCACCTCTCCAAGCCCGGAGTCTTCCGAGCTGTCGACTCGGAGCTCATCGTCGACGGCGCCATCACAGCGCGCTCCATCGCGACCGACGCTGTCACGGCGGCCAAGATCGAGGCCGGCGCCGTCACAGCCGTCAAGGTCGCTGCCAACGCGATCTCGGCCGACAAGATCCAGTCGAACGCGGTGACCACCGACAAGATCAACGCCAACGCGGTGACGGCGACGGAGATCGCGGCCGCTGCGATCACGTCGAAGCACACGATCACCGGCGCTCTCGTGCGCACGGCGGCATCCGGCGCTCGCACCGAGATGAACAGCAGCGGCCTCCAGGTCATCAACTCCTCCGGCAACCCACTCGTTCGCCTCGGGTACGGCATCCCGACTGGCCTGCAGGTTGCTCAGCCCGATACGGGCTCCTTGGTGGCGCTGGCGCCGTTCGTCTTCGGCATGCAGAACGCCACGAGCAACACCGCCTTCAACCTCACCTGGCCCGGATCCGACAACGTGTGGGGAGCCACGACACTCGTGACTCCCGGCCTGACGGTCACCTCGCCGACCGGCAAGTTCATGGTGATCCTGACGGTGAAGGCGGCCGAGAACTCTCGTCAGAACTACGCCGTCGCGATGGGTATGGAGTTCATGGTCGGTACCGGCATCGCCGGCACCGTCGGAAACGCCTTTGCCCAAGGCGAGTACCCCTCGCCCCACTTCGGCATCGTCCAGCTCACCCCGAACGCCAACTACACGGTGCGTCTCGGATTCACGCCGAAGCGCTTCTTTGGTGGCACGGCCCCAGCGACCGTTGCTGGATATTCCGTTGCCATCTGGCCCGTTTAGTCGCCCGAAATTGGGCTTAGACTCCGGCGGCACAATGGCAACCACTTCCCGCGGGATTCCGCTCGCTGACGGCGACACGATCGTTAACCCGATCCAGACGCCGCTCAATGCGATGGCGAATGCCCTGGACACTGCCCTCGGCAACCTCGTCACCGAGCTGGGCCCCGCGATCGGGTGGCGCCGCGCTGGCACGAACGCCGATCGACTCGCTCTCGCCGCACCGGCGCTGGCCCGTGGAGTGCAGTTCTACTGCACCGACACCGACCGCGAGTGGGAATACAGCGGCTCCGCCTGGTACTGCACGCGGATGCCGTTCACAGACCTGAGCTACGCAACTGGCTGGAGCACCGTCGCCAATGCCCCGGGGGCCTACGTCCGCATCCGAGGCGGCATCGTCACCATCGGAGGCCGAGTCAGCGGCACCGGCACCGCTGGGACCACCATCGCGACCCTCCCCGCCGAAGCACGCCCCGCAAAGGAGCTGACCTTCCAGGTCTACGTCGACTCAGTCAGCGCATGGGGCGCCATGCGCATCGGCACCGATGGCGCCATCGCCTTCTACAGCAAGACCACCCCGCTCTCCGATGTGCGACTCGACGGAGCCCCCTCCTGGTCGGTGTCCTCGTGAGCGCTTCCCCTGATCTGAACGGACGAGCATGAAGTACGGCAACGGAGAGATCCCCCTTGAGGAGCTCGTGCTCCTCGCCTCAGGCACGAACGAGGACGGCTATTGGGAGCACCGGCTCTCCCCCGCCTCCGCAGCGCGCTGGGCGGCCCTCGTGCGCGACGTATGGCTCAACGAGGGCGTCGCGCTCTACATCTCTCCCGGCTGGAACGCCTACCGCCCACTCGCCGCGCAGATCCTCGCGAAGCAGAAGTATGGCCGCAATGCCGCCGCCCCTCGCTACTCGTCCCACGGCGGGTACTTCGAGGGACGCGACACTCTCGCGATCGACGTGGCCAACTGGGGCGATCTCGGCGCCGAGAAGTTCTTCGCGTACGCCCGCAAGCACGGCTTCATCGCCAACTACTTCGACGGCAGGAACGGCCGCCCGCTCGAACAGTGGCACATCATCGACCCCAATCCCTTCACCGGAGGCGCGGCGATCGCCGGCGGATCCTCCACATCCATCACCCCTGTCCCCGAGGAGGACGACATGTCGACACTGTTTCTCATGACCACCGAGGCGCAGGCCGGCCAGGGTTACGCCAAGGGCATCCTGCGATGGCTGGTCAACTCCTGGCCGAAGGGCCGCCGCGAGATCACGACCGAGGAAGAGGCGCTCTACAAGTCCCTCAACTACAAGGCCATCGCCGGCCTGCAGCCGCTCGCTCGAGCTGAGATCTACCCGCTCACGAACGCCTGACGCCCGCCCCACTCCTTCACGCAGAGAGACCTTCATGGCCGCCGACGAGATCCCACCCTGGGTTGAGTTCGTGCTCGCCCAGGTGAGCAAGCAGTTCGACGGCGTCAACGCGCGCCTCGACAGTCTCGTCACCCGCGACGCGTTCACCGAGGAGCAGAAGCGCGTCAACGAGAAGTTCGACTCGCACGGCAGGGAAATCTCGTCGCTCAGGGCTGACCTAGCCGCTGAGGCCACGGCGCGAGCTGCAGAGCGTCTCGAGTCGGCGAACAAGGCGGCGGCGGACGCTCAGGCAAACCAGCGCACGGCCCGTCAGACCAATTGGCAATGGCTCGCTCTCATCGCGTCGCCCTTCATCGGCGGATTTGCCCTCTGGATTCTCAACGGCGGATTGGCGGCGACTCCGTGACCGAAGAGCCCTTCGTTCCCACTCCCGGGGCGATCATCCCCGTCGAACAACCGCCGGCGCCTCGTCGTCAGTGGGTGCTCATGGCCACCATCACGGTGTTCGGAGTTCTGGCACTCGTCCTCGGAGGCGGCTGGATCTCGAACCTCGTGCAGCGCAACGAGCACCTCAACCAGCAGGTCTCCCAGATCTACGACGACCTGCACGCCTCCGAGCAGAACGCGCAACGGCTCTACGACCAGCTCCTTGAACTCGGCGAAGCGCCAGAAGGCGTCGACCCTGCAACGATCACCGGCCCGGCCGGCGCGCGCGGGGAAGCCGGTCGCCCACCGACCGCCGCGGAGATCGCGGATGCTGTGAGCGCATTCTGTGCCGCACGCGGAGACTGCCGCGGCCCGGTCGGTGCAGTCGGCCCGGCAGGCGTGGCCGGTGCTGCAGGTGAGGACGGCGCTCCCGGCCCTTCTGGTCCGAGCGGACGCGACGGCCTCAACGGAACCACGGGCCCCGCAGGTCCAGCAGGACCACCTGGCGCCGACGGAGCTGCTGGCCCGGCCGGCCCTGTGGGGCCAGCTGGCGAGCCAGGCGCCACGGGCCCGCAGGGTGCCCCTGGACCCCAGGGCGAGCCGGGACCCACAGGCCCGCAAGGACCCGCCGGCCCGGCCTGCAGCGACGGCTACACGCTCCGTCAGGTGACCGTCCTGCTTCAGGACCCCGAAACCGGCGAGTCTCAGCCGACTCTCGCCGAGGTGTGCCTGCCCGCCTGACGGACGCACACCACCCGATTTAGCTAGCAAAGGAGAGAGCGTGGCTAGGTCACCCCTCAGAGATAACCCGGACTTCCTCGCCGACTGCGCGTCGACCATGCGCAAGAAGGACATCGTCGAGAAGTGGGAGTGCTCCTCCGGCCTCGTCGTCGACGTGCGCCGAGAGCTCAACGGCCCCATCGACACGGCGCGTACCTCCCTGAAGGCGGGCGAGTCCGACGATGTGCAGGACGGCCCGGACGGCAAGGTCTTCAACTTCGTACGCCATCGCCCGATCACGCTCGAGGACGCGCGACAGTGGATCCGCTCGAGCGGTGACGATCCCGACCTCTTCCACATCTCTCTGCGCACGATCGCCTACGGTGGTGACCGGTCCTCCAACCGCATGTCAGCCTGGCCGAAGACGGGGAAGGCACTCGTGGAGTCCCTCAAGCTCGAGCAGCTGTACGCGGCCGCCGAGCGCCACACTCCCGCGCGTCCCACGCCGTCCGGCGACCGGGGCACGGTCACCGCACTGTGCGACTGGCAGGTCGGAAAGACCGGTCGCCGCGGGGGAACCCCCGAGCTCCTCCAGCGACTCGCTGAGAGCCGCGAGCGTGCAGCGCTCGAGTACGAGCGACGGGCACCTGCCCGCATCCTGCTCGCGGATGGCGGCGACGGCATCGAGAATTTCGAGTCCGGCGGCAACCCGATGTTCACCAACGATCTGAGCCTCCCGGACCAGCTCGACTGCTACGCGACAGAACTGTTCAAGTGGGTCGAGCTGGCCGCCCGGTTCGCCCCCGTCGACGTGATGGTCGTCTCCTCGAATCACAGCAGTTGGCGCCGCGGGAAGCAGGTGCTCGGCAAGCCGAGCGACGACTTCGGGATCTTCGTGCACAAGCAGGTCGAGAAGCTCGCGCAGCGCGCCGGCATCGACGCAACCTGGCACTACCCCGACGAGTGGGACGAGTCGGTGTGCGTGGATCTCCTCGGCACGCCCATCGGCCTCGTGCATGGATCTCAGTTCGGCCCCGGCGGCGCGATCGGCTGGTGGGAGAAGCAGGCGTTTGGCAGCCAGGCCATCACGCGCGCGGACATCCTCGTCACCGCGCACTACCACACGTACGGCGCGGGCGTCGCAGGCATCAACCCGTTTAGCGGCCGCGAGCGCATGTGGCTCGGCGCCCCCACCATGGACAACGGCTCCGATCACTACCGCCACACCGCAGGGCGCGACTCGCTGCCCGGCACGCTCATCTTCGACGTGGCGCCGAGCGGCTTCGACATCTCGAGCCTCAACATCATCTGAGCGACAGGCTTAGACTTCGCCGCCACAACGACCTTGAAGGAGGCTCCCCCGATGGCAGAGCAGTCCACCCAGAGCGCGCACCCCTGGCGCGCCTCCGTCCGAACGGCAGCCGCCGTCGGCATCGCGGCTCTTGCCGCTCTCGCCGCGATCGGCCCCGAGCTGGTGAACTTCGTCGCCGAGCAGTTCCCGGGCTCGCCCGCCGCGGGGATCGTCGCCGCCGGCTCCGGCTTCATCGTCGGCCTGTCGCTGCTCGTGAACCGCATCGCGCTCCTGGCGCCGGTGGCGAGCTTCCTGCAGAGCATCGGGCTCGGCCCGACGCCCAAGACCGGAGGTGACGACTGACGCCCCTCTCAGGATCAGCTAGCTAAACGCCGGCCCTGAGAGGAGCGTGGTCCGCATCTGCAAATAAGCCCCTGGCTTATAGATCGAAAAGATCAGCCAGGGGCTTATTTGCGCGCACGGGTCAGTTGCGCACAGCCTCGACAACGTAGTGCTGCGACTCCGGAAGCGGGAACGCTTGCTCGGCGATCGTCAATGCTTCTTCGACCGAGTTTGCGCGGACGACGGGGTGAGGTTCTCGCCCCGAGAAGATATTCATGACGCCCGGATTCGACGCCGGCCGCAGTGTGTAGACGAAGAGCTTCGCTCCGCAGGAGCACGACGCGGTCACGGCTACCCCTCCCGCCGCGGCGGCCACAAACGCCTCATCGTCGGCGCATGCCGGCGCGCGCGCAGCGAGACTGCAATGTGCGTAATCGCATCGTTTGAGTCGTCATTGCCCGTCCCCGCCTTGAACAAGCCGTGCTCCTCGAGGAAGTCGAAGCGCACCCGCTGGCGCTGCACCTTCGTCCTCGCGCTCGGCGGGTAACCGGTCAGGCGGCCCTTGTCGAAGCGGTTCTGCTCGATGAGGGGGATGTGCAGCTGCCGAGCCCACCAGGCGAGCACTCCTTCGATCGGGATGCCGGAGAAGTCAGCACCATCCGCACTCTCGTCGTAGAGGAACTTCTCGTAGACGATCTCCGACGGCGCCTCGCAGACGCCGCTCTCCAGCCAGTCGAGGAAGCCGTCGACGCCGCGGTGGATCTGCCAGCGATCGAGGACCTGCATGGGGGTGGTGGCGTCGTAGTACGCCAGCGCGGCGCCCGTCTCCAGGCCCGGGTCGACGCCGAGGATGAGGGTCACGATTCCTCCTCGAGCAGCTCGATGCCATAGTTGGCGCCGCGCTTCACTGCGATCCAGGTTCCCGTGACGACGCCGTGGTCGAGGGTGACCTTCGAGAGCATGTCAGTGAGGCCCTGGCCGAAGAAGGGGTACTCGGTGCCATCGGTGCCGACGAACCAGAAGCGGGCGGCGCTACGGCCACGCTCCAGGCGGTCCAGACGGAGGGTGTCGGCGAAGGGCTCGTTGGGGCGCCACTCGACCTTCTTGTCGTAGTCGCTCGCCCATTCGAGCAGGCGTGCTCGCTCCTCCCATCGGAAGTCCGCATCTCCAAAGTGGCCTACGCCGACCCGGCGAGTGCCGAACGGGACGAGCTTGAGGCTGTTCTTCTTCGCCATCACGCCACCGCCTTCACGGGCACCGCGCGCGAGGGGTCCTTCTGCACACGGATCTCGCGCCACGCGCGGAGGCTGAGTTCGCCCGTTGGGAACGGGATGATGATCTCGTCCAGCAGCTTGTCCTCTGGGCCGCCGGCGAGCTCATCGAGAAGCGTGTGCAGGTGCTCCTTCCACATCGACACACGGAGCGCGTTGTAGCCCTCCATCCAGGTGACACGCTTCTCGGTCACGTCGATCACTCCGAGGAGGTGGCGTCGGAAGGCGACCGTCTTGCGGTAGACCTCTGCGGGGCAGTTGGGGTCCTCGGCGCGCTGGGCGATCACGCTGTCGATGTACCAGAGCTGCTCGATCAGGGCAGTCAGGGTCCTGCGGATCACCGCGGGATCTTGGAAGGGGCTGCGGTGGCGGCCGGTGAAGCGGAGGTCGTCGGTCACGACCTCCTGGAAGTCGTCGTCGCTCATTGCGACCAGTTCCTCGGCGGTGTAGTCGGCGGTGCTTTCAGTCATTTTCGTTCCTTTCGATGGGGTCTTCGAGTGCTTTCATTCGGACGTAAGTCGCGGTGGGGAGGTTGTGGAGGGCGGCGTGCTGTTCGATGACACGCTTCTGCTCGCGAGTGACCTCGATGTTGATGAGCACCTTGCCTTTGGAGATCGTCATGCCGCCCACTCCTGGCCGGCGAGAAGGGCGGCGTCGGATGGCGGCTGCGGCGTAGCTTCCGGCTCAGTTGCCGGCCCCTTCCTCTTCGGCGTCATGCGCTTCGCATCGGGCGCGAGGAGAGCGAGCCACTCATCCACCCAGAGCGAGAAGTCGCCGCCGACCTGGAAGATGTGGTCGTGCACGATGCGAGTGGTGCCGTCGTTGACCCGACGGTTCATCGCCATGCCCTCTTGGATGCGGCGCTCCTCGGTCCAGTTGAGCTCCTTGGCGCGGTTCTTGTCGACGGTGTAGTCGACCTCGTTGGGCCGCACGATGCCGACAGGGTCGGCCACGCGCGCGACCTGGAAGGCCGCTGTGGAGCCTTCCGCACCCTTACCCATGTAGGAAGCTCGGAAGCCGAGAGCGTGCTCTGGGTGGCGCGCCTCGACCGTGTAGCGGCGTGCCACGTACCCCTCGTAGCGCACGTCGCCCGCGCTGTACGTCTTCTTGTTGCCCTCCTTGGAGTCAGCCAGGTAGAGCACGGGTGAAACGTCGCCGACTGTGAGCCACGCCTGCACCTCGAGGCCGAGGGCGACGGCGGCGTTGAATGCCTTCTTGGGGGATACGCCGAGCGCGCCAGCATCGATCTTGTGGTTGGGGATTGTGACCGTCGTCACACCGCCGACGACAGGCTCTTCCTCGTCGTCGATCGGAGCGCCTGCCTTCTCCGCGAGCCACGCTCGGCGCTGATCGGCGTACTCGCGCATGTATTCCTCGGCGGTGAGCCCCATGCGCGACGGCCGGAAGTCGAAGCTCATCGCCCGGGCCCTCCGAAGCCGTCCCCGCCGACCAGCTGGTCGAGTCGGTCAGGGAGGATCTCGTACGCGAGCTTCGTCCCCTCGCCGAACATCGCTTGCATCCACATCTCCTCCGTGAAGGAGCCTGCAGCGCCGGCGGGCGCGTTGAGCATGAAGTCGAGTGCGGCCTTGACGCTCTCGAGTCGCTCGACGTTCTCGGGACGGATGACGACGCTCTCGGTGTAGAAGGGCGCGGGCTCGCCGAAGCACAGCATCCGGCCAGGAGAACCGGGCACCGCCGGGACCACCTGCACCAGGTAGGGCAGGCCGAGCTCCGCCTTCGCCTGGCGCAGCACGGTCTCCTGCGCCGCCGTCAGTGGGTACGGGTGGACGGGGAGGGGGCGAACGTCGGCGCTCATGCTGCAGCTCCTTCGCTGGCGCGGCGCACGCGCCACTTGACACTGGACCAGGGCTGACCGAGGAGGCGGGCGAGGAAGCCGCTGCTGGTGCCCTGCTTGACGATGTGCGCGGTCAGGCGCGGGTTGGTCTCCCGCGCATCCTTCAGCGCGAACTCCTCGAGGATGAGCTCGAGAGTGTCGGGGTTGAAGCGGCCGCCGGTGTGGTCGGTCTTGTCGAACCTCTGACGGGCGTAGTGCTTCGAGACGCCGGCGATCTGGGTGATGTGCATGATCGACCACACGCCGTGCTCGACCAAGAGCTTCACGGCCTCGTCGCGCTGGAACTCGTCGAAGCCCGCGTTGCGCCTGTAGATGTCCAGGGCCTCCCGGACAGCCTTTCGGTTGTCAGCCATTGGTGGTCACTCCTTTGAGTCGGACGACATCGACGCCGCCTTCGGTCTTCCTGTCCACGCGACCCTGCGCGACGAGTTCTTGGATGAGGTCTTCGACTTCCCTGCGCCTGTTTTTGAACCTCGGGAGCCTGTGAATGGCGGCGAGGGGCATGAATCCGCCGGAGCCGATGACGGCCTGCTCGATCGCGTTCACCTCTCGGGTGCGAAGGGACTCGTCTGTCCACTCCACGAGGAGCATGATGTTGGTCGCCCACTCCTCCGCCTGCTCGATCGCGACGAGCATGTCGTCCATCGTGATGTTGAGGCGCCCCTCGCTGAGTGCGACGAGGGCGGCGCAGCGCATGGTGGTTTCCCGGAGGCGGCGGAAGGTCGGCTTAAGGCGGTCGACGTAGTGGGGCCTGCTGTTGGCCAGGGAGGTCAGCGCGCGCTTGAACTCGCCGTGACGGGCAATGACCTCGCGCGGGATGACCATGCGGTTCGGCTCGAGGGAGTCGGGGCGCGAGACGCGCTGCAGCGCGCTGGCGAACTCGCTGGCCCACTGCTGATACATCATCGAGCCGGATGCGACCGCTTCGGTGTCCTGGTCGAGCTCGCTGGCGTCGAGGTAGTCATCGTCGTCATCGTCCTCTGTGGGAAGCTCGCCAATCGCCCAGACGAAGCGGTTGAGGAAGCCGGACTCCCAGTCTTCCGGCGCCATCACATCGGTCATGCCGCGGGGCGTCCCCATGAAGTGCGCCGTCATGAACGCGCGCGCGCTCTTGCCCGAGATGTCCTTCTTCGTGGCTCGGTAGACCGCGCCCACGTCGCCGTCATAGACATCGGTGATGATGCCGGGCATCTCCGAGTAGGGGCCCTGGATCTTCTTCCAGACCTGGATCTTGGTGTGCGCCTCGTCCATGTGGAACCACGTTGGTTTGCGGTCCTTGGCGATCAGGGTCTCGACGAGCGACTCGGGCGTGTGGTTGCCGCCGATGTCGGGGGTCTCCTCGAGGAGGAAGTAGGCCTTGAAGATGTGCTTGGCGACCCGCAGGGCCTCGGTCTTGCCGGAGCCGGTGGTACCGACGATGCCTTGGTAGAGGTTCAGGGGGCGGTCATTCTGGCCGGGGCGCGGGAGGACCGCGGCGGGGCTGAAGATGACGGACAGCACGGTCCACCGGTTCATGCGGTAGTAGGGCAGGTTCACGGTGTCGAACGTCAGCCGCGCCCAGTCGATCATCCGGCTGCCGAACCAGTCGGCGGCCAGCGCGCGTGAGCGCTCAGCCTCCGTCATGAAGCTGACTCGCTCAGGGCCGGCGTAGTTCGGGCGCTCGTCGGCGGGTGCTGCGGCCACGGTGTCACCGGTGGAGGTTGCAGCCTCGCCGCGTGCCGCCTCGAGCTCACGCCAAAGCTGCTCGTAGGTGATGCACTTCGAATGCTCGTCGACGTACTGGATGCCGTCGAAGGTGATGCCAGCGAGGCGCGCTGCCGCGGAGTGCCAGACGATCGTCGCGGCCTCCTGGTCGGTGAAGCCCGATGCCAGGAGCGCCGCGAGCAGCTGACGCCTTCTCCCCCACAGGGCGGCGTCCGTGCCCGCATCGGGGCGCGTCGACCACACCTGATAGAACATCTCCGATCCGATCGAAGGGAAGCCCTTGTCGAGCGGGAAGCCGTTCCAGGGAAGGAGCTCTGGGAGGTCGGGCTCCGGCGGCGCCTCGTACTGCCCAGCCGTCTGCTTCTGCGCGGACTCCCACTGCTCGACGATCTTGTCGGTGCCCCAGGATGGGTAGGTGGGCACGTACTCGAGGAGCAGCTGGAGCGCCTGGTCGTCGTTCAGTGCGTAAGCGTTCGAGCGCGCGATCCGGGCGAGCCAGCATGCGGCCGCGAAGACGGTGTCGTGCCAGCCGGCGCCGGGAGCCCAGACCTCAGGGAGTCCCTGCAGGTTCGACACGATCGCGCGCAGCTTGCGCGCCTCCGTCGACGAGGCTACGTCCGGGATGTCACCGTCCCACTGCTGGCTCTGGTGCTCGTGCGAGTTGGGGTCGACGCGGAGGTAGTCGATCCACGCCTGCGGCAGGTACTCGAGGTCCGTGATGTGCGGCGGCTCTGTCATCGGCTCGCCGTCGGCGTCATACCAGACGTACATCGCGCCGTCAGCGTCTGGGTTCACCGAAGGTGCTACCAGCGAGTACCGGTGACGGTACTGGATCACGTCGATGTCGGGCGCGGCCTTGCCGTCCAGGTCGACCGGCTCCGGGAGCAGGAAGAAGTGCTGTCGGCTCGGGCTGTCGGCGCCACGGCAGGTCGACGAGGGCGTGGCCGGCAGAGGGCCGAGCTTCGCCTCCAGCTCGGCGAGCTGCTCGGCGCCGTGCTTCGTGCCATAGTCGTCCACGTCGATGCGGACCTCGAGCGGGCCTGCGCGGAGGGCGGTGTTGGCGGTGCTCGGATCTTGCGTGTGCCATTCGTCAGTCTCGCGGTCGTACCAGCGGAAGCCGCTCTTGACCCACTCTGCGACCTTCTCGGGAGTGACGCTGCCCTGTGCGCCCGTCGCTCCGGCGGGGACCGGGCGCTTGCCCTTCACCGGGATGGGCAGGAACCCTCGCTCGAGGTAGAAGGGGGCGACGCTGGAGTACGTCATGCGAGCGTCGTCTTCTGGTACTGCAAGAGGGTCGCGCTCCTTGTCGATTAGCTGGATATCTGCTGGCTCCCCGGGCAGGACTCGAACCTGCGACCAACGGCTTAACAGGCCGCCGCTCTGCCAACTGAGCTACCGGGGAATGTGGGCGGGGAGGGGGGCTCCCCGCCCGGGTCTTACTCGGCCGTGAACTCCACCTCGTCGAGCGCCGTGAGGTACTCGAGGGCTTCATCCTGGCCTTCGGCGGTCAGGCCGCTCTCGTGGTCGGGATCGAAGTGGTCGTCGATGTCCGGGGTGTAGTAGCCCGTGACCTTGATCCGGCCAGCCATCAGAAGCCCGTCCCCGGCGCCGCAGCGGCCTGCTGCAGGTTCGAGTTGGCGGCGGGCTGCGCCCAGCTGGGCGCCGGCGTGCCGGCCGGGGCGGCACCACCCGGGGCCTGCGCCCACGTCGGCTGCGGCGCGCTGGCCTGAGCTCCGGCCGCCGGCGCGGCCTCGCCGGTCAGCTCGGCGATGTACGCCTTCGCCTCGTCGGAGGTGAACGGGTACTCGAGGATCAGATCGTTCGACGGCGTGAGCCAGGGCGCGACCGACTCACCCTCCTTGCGGCGGGGCGTCGTCTGCGGATCGCCGGCCTTGTTGAAGAAGTTCACCTCGTTGGAGCCGAGCGGGTTCCACTTGTCGGGTTCGATCGGGTCCGAGATGGTGCCGCCGAGGCGCTTGCCCATCATCTCGTTCACCTCGAGGAGCTTGCCTGCGACGAGGTCCTCCTCGCTCACGCCGATCGCGCCCCAGAAGTCGAAGTAGTTCTTGGCGGGCTTCCCCTTCGGTGCGCCATCCTTCGGCGCGAAGCGGGTGAAGAGGGGGATGCGCACCTGGAAGTACCGCTTGGCACCGGTCGGCGAGTCGTCGATGACCTGCAGCGCGACGCGCAGCACCTTCTTCTTGCCGTTGGGGCCGGCGCCGCCGAAGTCGGCCACCTCGACGCGCTTGTTGGGGTCGTCCTTCTTGAGGGGGACGATGACGAACTGGTACTCGCCCCTGGGCAGCGGCGGGAACTTGCCGTTGCCGGTCTGGGACTCGGCCAGCGCCTCGGCGGCGTACTGGTCCGTTTCGACTGCGAATGACATGGAGTTGTCCTCTCTTAGGCCGCGGCCGCGGCGGGGGTGGTGAAGATGGATGCCGGGGGTGCGGCGGGAGTGGCGCTCGGGGTCGCGAGGTGCTCGTCGAGCTTCGCGTACAGGTCGAGCAGGGAGAAGTCGGTCATCCGGTTCTCGAGGAACTTGGAGTACCGGTTCTTGGTCACGTGGATGTCGGACTCGCCGAGGTTGGCGACCAGCTCCGTCTCATCGGACTCCCCCTTCTTCTGGAAGGAGAGGTGCGCGACGATCGAGGGAACGCTGGCGATCGAGTCCTTTGCGCCACCCTGGAGCTTGGGCACGAGCGAGACCGAGCCGGTCTCCTCGGTGGCGACGCGCTCGTGCAGGACGAAGATCGGTGTGATGTGCGGGGCACTGTGCAGCGCGCGGACGATGCGCATGGTCTCCTGGCCGACGATGCCCCACGCGGCCTGCGTGTCGATCTTGCCCTGCGAGTTGGTCGTGGTCGCCAACAGGTACTTGACCATCACTTCCTGGAACACGTTGAGCGTGTCGACGAGAACGAACTCGAAGCCGTAGTCGTTCACGGCCAGGTCATCGAGGATGGCCAGCGTGTTCCCATAGGCGTTGGCCGCGGTGGGGTTCACGTTGTTCGACTCGATGACGAGGCGACCCTCCCGGCGAGCCTGCAGGATCTCGTCGTCGTTGATGACGGACTCGGCGCCCTGGTCGATGTCCAGGAGCAGCACGCGGGGCTTGTTCGGCCGCTTGACCAGCTCGGCAGCCAGGCTGGTCTTGCGGGTGCCGGGGCGGCCGTAGAGCAGGATGCTCTTGGGGTAGCCGAAGCTGTCGGTCTCGCCGGCGACGGCGGAGAGCCACGGAGGAGTGGCGAAGGTGGTGTCCATTTCTGTTCCTCTCTCGAACTGAAGTGTAGGTGGCGATTAGCTAGATAAGGCGGGGTTCAGGCGCCGACGGGCGGCGCAACCTCGATGTCGGGGATCTCGAGCCGCTCCTGCTCGAACGAGCAGGCGTAGCAGTCGGGGTGGCTGGCGAAGTCCACGAATGCGGCGCCGGCCTCGAGGCGGGCGTACGTGTCCGCGCCGCGGGCGATGAGCGCCAGCGCGTAGTCGTGGTTGTAGTCGAACGACAGCATCCAGACATCGCGGTTCTTCGTAGGGTCGTCGTAGCCGGCGGCGCCCGGGTCGTCGAAGTACCCGTTGCCGTCGCGGTTCAACCACGCGATGGTCCCACGGTGAGCGGGGCGGCCCTCGAGGAAGCGAGCGTGCATGTAGAGGGTCTGCTGGCCGAAGTAGCCGTCCATCTTGTAGACCATCTTGGCCATCTCAGCCTCGAACTGAGTGTGAGAGAGGCTCGCGACGGCATCGCCGCCGAGGTTCAGCTTGTAGCCGCCTCGGTAGGCCTTCGTGTCCTTCTGCTTCGCCCAGCGGCGCTCGGGGAGCCCTCGCTTCTCAGCGAGGAAGTCCTGGAGCAGAGCGCTCTTCTTGCGTGTCGACCCCTTCAGGTCGACGATCTGCCACGGCAGGTCGATGTCGATCGTTCCGTACACCGGGCCATAGCCGGGGATCTCGCAGATCAGCACCCGGCGCTCGGAGCGCGTGCCGTGCGGCAGGCCGAAGGTGGCCTGGACGATGCGGGCGAACGCCTCACGCTCCTCCGGGCTCAGTTCGGTTTCGCCCTGCCAGGCGTTCACCTCGTTAATGCGGGACTCGATGAGTCCGTGCACCGCAGTCCCCCACTCTGCGCCGAACCACGGCCGGTCGGCCTGGGGGCTGGTTCGTTCGATGCCGCGCATCTTCATGGCGAGGCACCGGTCACAGCGATCGCAGAGATCGCTCGCACCGATTCTGGTCTGCAGCGTGCGCTCCGAAGGCTTGCGGAGCAGCTGCACCAGCGAGTACCGGAGCTCGTCGTCGCTCAGGATGTTCATCGTGCTGCCCACCTCCTCACCTTGTACGGGTCGCGGCCCTTACGGGCGCTGGTCGGTTCAGTGCGGATCGGGCGCTTGGCGCCCTGCTCCTGCCTCCTTGGGAGACCACCTGCTCGTCGCATCTTTTCTCCTTCGTTTCGTGATCTTCGCCCTGCGGCGATGACTCAACGATAGCCGTATTTAGCTAGCTAATTCAAGATGCGAGCACCGCTTAATTTGCGGCAGTTTCTATGCAGTGTGCCCCAGCTTCTCGAGCCAGTGGCGCTGCTTCCCCTTGTCCCAGGCGATGCCACCCTTGACTCCCCAGGCGGGCTTGTCGACGAGCGCCGAGCGCCGGCAGATATCCAGCAAAGGGCAGCCGGAGCACAGGGCCTTCGCCTCCTCTTCACCCGGCGGCTTGTCGTAGTCAACGTACAGGTCGAAGCGCTCGACACACTTCGGCTGCGGCTGCTTAGGATCCTTCTCGGCGAGGGCAAGCGCGACGCGAAGCTCGAAGGTGTCGCCGCGGTTGGTCCTCACAGCGCAGCCTCGAGCGTGCGGCGAGCGGACTCCACCGCATCCCGCAACTGCGAGGGCTCGGCAAACTCGCCGTTGTCGAGCATGCCGATCGCATCACGCACCGCCTGGGTGCGCGCCTGCTCAGCCTCGTGGGCCTTGAAGGATGCGATGGCTTGCTCGTCGGTCTGCCCATAGCAGTCGCTCTCGCGGAATCGCAGGAAGCGTCGGATGATGTCGGTCGGGTCGTTCCCCATGGTGCCCTCTCTCGGCTGGAGCCGCGCAGTCTAGCTGCGAGGGCGCCAAGGGCGCTAGAGGACTCGACGGCCGTTCTTCGGTGCGAACTCTCGATGCAACTCCAGAAGCCTCTCCGACGCCGCGATCTGCTTCCACACCGGGTTCCACTCGGCACTGAAGTTGGACCTGACCTCAAGCCTTCGCAGTCTCCTGCGCACCGCGTTGGCGCTGAAGGGGTGCAGATCTTCGGCGATCCACGTGGCCGGCAGCCCTTCCTTCCCTAGCTCCGCGAGGCGTTTGAGCGTCTGCTCACCCATCGGCTTCGACACCGCACCACTGCGCCTGCCGCGACGATGCAGTCGCTTCTGGAGCGTGTCGGATGTCCATGGCGTCCCCCGGCGGGTCTTGTGGCCGGCGAGGTTGAGTGCATACGCGGCCTCGCGGTAGCTACTGGTCGACCTGACGGCTTCGTCAATCGCCTGATCGAGATCTGTCACCACTCCCCTCCCTCCCGCCTGTTGCATCCCGGGGATGCGGCCATCGCGCGCATCCGCTCTGCCGACCGGGTGACGCCGTTGAGCATCACCCGCGACAGCTCCGGCAGATCGCTCACACGGGCCACGTCGTGCAGGGCGCATTCGTCCGCACGCGCCTCGCGTTCGATCCGGTCAGCCGCTTCGCGCAGCGCTTCTGCCCGCACCTGCGCAAACCACCGGTCGTACTCGCGGCCGCGCTCGTAGTAGACGCTCTTAAAGTCGATACCGTCGTCGGCCTGCTGGTAGGACTCCCGTACTTCGTCGTTGCTGGGGGTGTACGTTCGCAGCGATCGCTGGCCGCTCATCGCTCCTCCGATCCGTTCAGGCCATGCTTGTCGGTGACGTGCTGAGACATCCGCTTCACGGTCTTACCTCGGCTGCCGTAGTCGCTCTCGTACCCGCACAGGTGGCAGTAGCCCTTGTACTCCCCGCCGAACTGCGAGTAGCGGATGCCGAAGTATCGGAACGACGGGCGGCGTGCGGGGCGACGGGGAAGGCGCACGGCCTCGTCCTCCATCTGCTCGCTCAGCGCTGCACCCTCGGTGTCGCTCATCCCTGCTCACCCCCGGAGTGATATGGGCAAAGGTCGCGCCCATTCCGATAGACCCAGCCCGCTGCCCTGCCACCGTCCCGAGCGGCCTTCACGGTGGGGGTGTCTCCGATCGCACCGCCGCCCATGCCGTCGTGCCACTCGACGCACCCGGAACCGTCATCTTCGATACCGTCACACCAGATGGTGACCGCCTTCGTGTAGCTCATCCCTGCTCACCCCCGGCCGTATCGCGCCACCGACGATCCGCGCTGGCGTGCAGCGGCTCTGGGTGGCCTTCAGCACCCCAGCATCGGCTGAAGCCGCGGCTCGAGGTGCACCATGCCTCCCCGTCCTTGCGCGGCCGCGGAGTGTCACGCGGGTTCTCGCTCACGCTCCACTCCCCAACCCGAGCAGCAGCCTCCACGGGCTCCGGCGCTCCCGCCTTCTTGCGACGCAGCAGCACGACGATCGGGTCGTGTGAATACTGCCCGAGGTCGTGCTCCGCCACTTCACGGAAGCGATACCAATCACCGAGCGGGAACCACTGGCCGCTGGAGCCCTGGTAGCCGACTGCGTACTCCCACTGCTCCTCGGTGGGCGGGGACGGGCGACGGGTGCTCATCCAGGCGAGGATGCGGTCAGCCGCGTCGAAGTAACCCGACAGGTGCTCGACACCCTCGGATGTTGCGATACCCCACTCGCGATCGTCCAGGCCGGTCAGAATCTTCGCGACTGCTTCGCGGTCGTCGGTGGTGGGCGTCTCCCCCTCGAGCGCATACGCGCCGCCGGCGATGAAGGCGAGCCGAGCCGTCTCCTCGTAGCCGTAGGGGTCGGACTCCGCCTCTCCGGTCTCGCCGAAGGGGTCGTCGACGATGTGGTTGTGCGGGTGGCGGCGCTGTGCCTCAGCGATGATCTCGTCGTGTGTGCGCATCTTGTCAGCCCTTCACGCAGAGGATTGTGTCGAGCTTCTGCACGACTTCCACCAGATCGCTCTCGGCGGCGATGACGCTGTCGAGGTCCTTGTAAGCGAGCGAGATCTCGTCGATCACGCCCGCATCGGTGCGCGCCTCGATGCCCTTCATGGTGCGCTCGACATCCTCGACGGTGAACCGGCGCTTGGCTTCGCCGCGGCTCATCTTGCGGCCGGCGCCGTGGCTGGCCGACTGGAAGGAGGCTTCGTTGCCGAGTCCACGCACGATGTACGAGCCGGTCGCCATGCTGCCGGGGATGAGCGCCAGCTCCCCCTTCTTCGCGCTGATCGCGCCCTTGCGGGTGACGATCATCTGTCGACCGTCGATGATCTCCTCGGCGACGTAGTTGTGGTGGCAGTTGATCTCCTCGTCGTAGTCGACGAAGTAGCGCCCCTCGAGGTGGTCCGACAGCTCACGCTTGACGAGCTCCATCATGATCGTGCGCGAGCGCATCGCGTACTCCTGGGCCCAGTGCAGGTCGTGGAGGTACTCGTTCATCTCGGGCGTGCCCTTGTAGAAGAGGGAGAGCTCCTGCAGGTGCTTCGGAAGGTCCTGGTTCACCTCGAGCGACTTGGCCTTCTCGATGTGGCGGGTGCCGAGCACGTTTCCGATGCCGCGGGAGCCGGAGTGCAGGGTGATCCAGATGCGCTTCTGCGCGTCGGTCGTCAGCTCGATGAAGTGGTTGCCGCCGCCAAGGCTGCCCATCTGCCGCCAGGCGCGCTCCTCCATCGCCCCCACGGGCGCGAACAGGTCGAGGAAGCGTTCCATGAAGCGGTGGTGATTGTTGGCCCATGCGTGCCCGAGGAGCTTGCTCACGCGCACGTCGCTCGCGTGCATGTTGTTGCCGACGGGAATGGCGTCCTGGAACCGCTGGCGAAGCATCTTCAGATCGCGCTCGTCCAGGTCGTCGAGCACGAGGTTCGTGCGCACGGCGTTCACACCGCAACCGATGTCGACGCCGACGGCGGCCGGCGCGAGCGCCTGCTCCATCGCGATCACCGAGCCGACGGTGGCGCCGTTGCCCCAGTGCACGTCGGGCATGACCCTCAGGCCGTACAGGCCCGGCAGCTGGGAGACGCTGCGCAGCTGGTCGAGCGCGCTGTGCTCGATCTCGTGCTCGTGCGCCCAGGCGAGGACCGGGGCTGCAGTGCCGGAGAGGGTGGTGGGGAACTCGTGGTTGGTCATATTGCTCCTTCGATCAGGCGGCGATGCCGCCGGCCATTGCGTTTCGGACAGCCCACTCCTTGGCGATGAGCTGCTGCAGAGAGATCTCGTCGACGCTGCCGCGCATGACGAGCTCGACGTGCTGGAAGCCGCCCCACTGCTGGGTCATGCCGGGGCGGAAGTAGCGGCGGATGGACTGCTCGTTGACGGCGGGGTTTCCGTCGGCCTTGCTGATCCAGATCACCTTGTTGGCGCGGTGCTGGAACCCGTCGAGGCCAGTCCCGAAGGACTGGACGGTGGAGATGAGGTAGGGGAACTCGCCCGCGAGGAACGCAGCCTTGAGCTTCGCGCGCTCCGGCCGGGACAGGTCGCCGGTCCACGCCCGGGCGTCGTAGCCGGCGCGCTGCATGCGCTTGGCGATGAAGTGGGCGCCGATCTTCGAGTCGGTGTAGATCGCGACCGGCTGTCCGGCGTAGGCGATGTCCAGGAGGTTCCTCAGGGGAAGGAGCTTGGCGCTGGCGGCGTCGTCGGCCATGTAGACCGTCTCCTCACCCGTGACCGGATCGACCGTCATCGACAGCTCGGCGATCGCCACCTGGCGCAGGCGTAGGCGCAGGATCGGCGGCATGTCCACGACGAGCGGCATCTCCTCGCCCTGCCAGTCGCGCACCCACGTCATGAGGTCGCGCTGCAGGTCATCCATCTGCCGCTGCTGCGCCGGCGTCGGGTCGCACCGCACGACCTCCGCCTTGGGCACGGGCTCAGTCTCGCGACGGATGTAGCACGGCAGCGTCGCGACGAACTCGCCGGGGATCTTCTCGCCGGCGACCTTCGTGATCGCATCACCACGCTCACTTGTCAGCGCCTTGCCGCCGCGGCCCAGCACGGGATCGACGGCGAGGTACCGCTCCTTCCAGCGCGAGAAGCTGGTCTCGATGTACGAGTAGCCCGTCTCCGGGTTCACGCCCGGCCACACCCACCGCGTGATCGACCACATGTTCTCGATCGCGTTCAGGAACCACGTCCCCGACAGAGCCGCGCGGTAGTCGGCCTTGATCGAGAGGATCGTGCGGCGCGTGTTCGAGCTCTTGTTCGCGATGGCCTGGCACTCGTCGAAGATGATCGCCTGGAGCGGCTTCCGCGCGAAGCGCCGATACGTCCCCTGGTGCACGCTCTTCGTCTTCACGATCGGCTCGAGCGCCGGCCCGATGGTGTTCTTGCGCGTCTTGCGGCGCTCGAGGTGCGGCTCCTGTGCGGGGCCGATCGCACCCTCGGGCCGATCACGCAGCAGCAGCTCGCCCTGGAGCGGCCCGTCGGGGCGCGGCTTGAGCTCCAGGTCTCCCGTCTTCTTCGAGACGCGGTAGACAGGCGAGCCATCCTCCTTGCGCACGACGACGCTCTTCCAGTCCTTCTCGCGCAGGAAGTCGGCGGTCGCGATGAACACGCCATCCTCGTGCTTCATGAAGGCTTCGTACTGCGCGCGGCCGGGGGTGGAGCCGTTCATGATCCGCACACCCCTGGTGCCATCGCTCTGCGCGAGCAAGCGGTCGTTCCACTGCTCGTGCGTGTCGCCCAGCCCGATCAGCAGCATGCGCGTCCATCCGGCCCGGAGGATTACCTCTGCACCAATGGCGGTCTTCCCAAAACCGGGCTCGTCGCCGATCAGGATGCCGTCGGACTTCCCCACCTCACCGAGTGCCGCCTGGATCGCGATCTCCTGGCTCGGCGTGATGCGGCCGCGCAGTTTCGACTGCTCGTCATCGAGCGACCAGTCGACGGGCAGGAACTTCACGATCTTGCGCACGGCGTCGCCCTCGTGGATGTGCACGAAGCGGAGAAGGTGCTCGGGCGCCTTCTTGTTCGGCTCCCAGAGGGACTCGCCACACGCAGCGCAGAGCTCGACGGGGGTGGGGATGGTCATGGCGGAGTCAGGCAGCCTTCCGTGCGGCGAAGCTGGCGCCCTGCACCCAGGTCTGGATGCGCGTGGCGTAGGGCGCGTGCTGAGACAGCGCGACGACCGGGTGGCGACCGATGGAGGGCACGAAGGCGGCCGTCTCGGCGCGCCAGAGGCCGGACTTGGCGTCGTAGGAGAACTCGGCGCTCTGCAGCTCCGGGTTCGCATCGAACGTCTCGCGGCTCATGGAGAGGGCATCGAGGATGGGGTCGATGTCTGCGGCCTTCGGCGTGACGATGAACCGGCCGGCGCCGGCCGTCTCGAACTCGGGGCGAGCGTCCTGGGCGATGGCGTCGGCGCTCTCCTTAGCCAGATAAGCCTGGCCCTCGCGGATCGCGTTGTAGGCCGTGATCGTGGCCGTGGTGTGCAGGCCCTCCTTCGAGATCCTGGTCACGGGGCGGCCAGCGGCCTGCGCCTCGGCGGCCTTGATGCAGCGGAAGACGCGGGCGGCCTCGATCTCCTCCTCCATCTCCTCGCGGATGCGACGCTCGAGCGTCTTGCGGAGTTCACGCCAGCGGTTGTCGGCGTCGGCGACGGCCTGGATGTACGGGTCGACGTTGGTGGCGGCGGTCATTTGGTGATGCTCCTGTTCTGCGAGAGCTCTTTGAGGAGCTCTTCTCTGGTGCGGACGAGGCGGAAGTGGGGGTTGTTGTCGGGGATGAGGCGGTACTCGCCCGGGCCGATCTGCTCGACGCGACAGCGACCGTGCTCGGGGTGCTGGGCGTAGTAGGCGGACGCGCTCATGTGTGGCCGTACCTCTCTCGGATGGCTTCGCCCGCCTTCGCGATGAGGATGAACACGTCATCGCCGTAGCGGTGCTGGAAGGTGGCCGTGAGAACGGGCTGGCGTGCCGGGATTCTTTGCTGCACCTCGACTTCGTACTCGCGCACCTGTTCGTGGTCGGGATGCCCTTCAGAGTCCTTCGCGATCACGTTGCTGATGCAGTAGATCGCCATCCGGCGAAATGCTGCGCCCGACGCGATCTGAACATCGACGATCACGCTCATGCGGCACGCGCCCGCTGGTGTGCGCGGATCGCGGCGGCGCCCGCGGCGACGATCTCCCGGCCACGCTTGCGCCAGTCGAACGGCTCCAGCGTCACCTCGTAGATCTCGTCGTAGTCGAAGCCTAGACGCTCCACGGCGACGGTGCGAATGACGTGCCAGACCTGCTCGTCGGCCAGTTGGGGCCAGGTGCCGATCTCGTCGGCCGCCCGCTCGCAGGACGCGAGGATCGCGCCTTCGATCGCGTCGTCGGCCATGGTGGCGAAGCGCGCCGGCTGCAGCGCGGTCCAAAGGTCGTCGCGCAGCTGCGCGGTGCGATCGCGGAACGCGCGCGTCTCGGCGAAGCTCTCGCTCGTGGTCATCGGGCGTCCTCCTTCGCGGGGTTGAGCCAGCCCGCGGCCTCGCCGGCGAGCTTCAGCTGGTGGTAGATGGCTGCGAGGGGGCCGGGCGCATTCTCGGTGACGTAGGTGAACTCCTCGCCGCTCGGGTCGACGCCAAATGCGATCCAGGGGCGGATGCGCGCGCTCGCTTCGCGGAAGTCGGACTCCCAGATGTCTCGCTCGGTCATGGCGGTGACGCTCATGCTGCGAGCCTCCTCTCCTCGAGCTCCCGCTCGTACCGGGCGAGCGCCTCGCCCCAGCTCTTGCCGTTGTCCTGCGCCGCCTGCGCCACCTGGGCGGCGATGAGCACGCTGCCCGGCAGGCCGAAGCCCCTGAGAATCAGGCTGGCACCCGCCCAGGTGCCGTATGCCGGGACGATGGAGGGGTCGATCTTGTGGAGCGCCAGGCCGATGATGCAGCCGGGCTCGCCGTCGAGGGTCGTGTACTGGCACAGGCCGCTGCTGTCGCGCCAGCCGGTGTCGTAGGCGACCTGATCGTTGGCGGGGTACACCCAGTCCTCGCCGCGCTCGGCGACGGCGGCGCGCATGGCTTCGGTGAACTGCCTGGCGGTGATGGTGGTCATGCTGAGGTCCTTCCCTGGCGGGCGTAGCGGGTGCGGCGGCGGCCGCGGCGCGAGGTGATGGCGAAGAGGGTGGCGGAGAAGAGGAGGAGGGCGGCCGCCGTGAGCGTGACGAGGATCACGACTGCCTCGGCCCACTGCCCGCTCATGCGCCCATCCGTTTCGCGTTGGCGAGGGCGGTGAGGTAGTCCTCGGGCGTGGGATCGGTGCAGCCTCCCGAGGCGCGCTGCAGCGTGATCGGCAGGCCGTTGTCCGAGACCCCGAGCCGAAGCTCCCGAACGAGGCGCCACCGCTGCGCGTACTCCTGGCGGTGGTCGTACTCGGCGTCGGCGTCGGGCGCCATGTCGATGGCCTCGAAGAGGAGAATGCGCTGGAGTTCGGTCAGGCGGGGGAAGTCATCGAGCGCGACCATGATGCGGTCGAGATGCTGTGCTTCCTCGGTGAGGATCGGGTCTGCGAGGCTCATGCCAGCACCTCTCCAACGATGATGCGGAGCGCGTCGGGGATCGACGAGTACGGCACGCAGCGGCAGACAGCCTCAAACTGTGCTTCGGTGAGCGGGGTTTCGGTGACTGTCTCCACGAAGACGCGACCGACGGGGGGCTGGTGGCGCTGCGCGCGGTCGACCTTGATGGCGGCGATGATGGCGGCCTTGATGACCCGGCCATGCGCCGATACGTCCGGGTTCGCGATGCGCCCGTGCAGCACCTCGGCCGCGATCTCTTCGGGGGTCTTGTGGGTCACCTGTAGTCCTCCTTGTTCTGGCTGTAGTCGCGGCGTGGGGCGAGGCTCGCGAGGTTGTAGACGATGCCGCCCCACTCGCCATCGTTCGCGCTCTCGCGGACGGCTTCGACGGTGTAGCGACCGGCGTCGGGCCCCTGCCCCTCGTCCACCTCTGCGACGTAGTAGGGCTTCGGGTCCAGCGGGATAGCATCGCGCTCGTGCACGGCGAGCATGTACTCGCGGATGCTGTTGGCGAGACCGCGCACCTCGGAGGCGATCTCGTCGGCGGGTAGGCCGTCGGCCCACGCCTCGTAGCGGGCCAGCGCGAGGCTCGGGGCAACCGGGGCGGTTGAATCGGACTGCGGGAACGCGCCGGTCGCGACGACGCGATTCGCCGCGATCCAGGCCTCGAATCGCTCCTGCGCCTCGTCGGCCCAGGAGGCTGTGAAATGCCCCCATCTCGGGGTCTCGTTCGGGGCGCTGGTCTCGGCGCTGTAGCCGATGATCTCGGTGATGCGAGGGGTGGTCATGTGGATGCTCCTTCGGTGAGTCGGGCAAGACGGGTGAGAACGCGGCGGGCATGGTCGATACGGGCAGGCGTGTGCTCATGCATCCGAGGGTCGATCATGCGGGGATCGTTCAGCATGTAATCCACGATCTCGGCGTGCGTCCCACACTTCGGGTCGTCCCAGATCGCTCGAAGCCACACGAGAATCGGGTTCGGCGGGTTGTGCTGGACGTGATCGAACTCGGGGCGCGGGTCGTAGCGGGTTCCGCATGCCTGGCAGTGGTCAGGCGTCGAGTACGGCTCGGAGAAACGGCGACCGAAGCCTGCCGTGTCCAAGTGTCCATCGACGTATGGCTCCCTGTCGTGGTTCAGGTCGCGGGGCGTCTTGCTGGCGAAGATCACACGACCACCTCGTTCTGGCAGAACCACTGCTCGTACTCGACGCCGCGGGCAACGCCACGGTCGAAGGCGTCTTGGATGGCGGATGCGTCGGCGGCGCTCTGGAGGGAGCTTCCGAGTACGACGCCGCCTGCAGCTGCGAAGAGCGCGAGGGTCAGGGCTGCGGTGATGCGCTTCACTTCTGAGCTCCCTTCGGATCGAGCGCGTCAAGCAAGGCCAAGATCGCCTCGCCTCCTGCGTGAAAGTTGTTCGGAGTGGTCACGTCACCGTGACGATCTCGCCAAACGTTTCTGCGCACATCGGCGATCAGGGCGGCGAGGTTGGCCGGAACCATCGCGCTCTCCAGGCTCTCGGCCTCGACGTACTCTCCGTTCACATAGACGGTCGTCTCGGCACCAGGGGCATCGTCGTCCCACTCCTGGTGATGAGTGATGCGGCCCGTTGCCTTGGAGAGCTCCACGATGGCCGCGATGGCCTCCTCTGCGCGCCACTTGCTGCCGCCCGCGATGATGAGGGAGCCGTCGGGGTTACCGGGGCGCCCCGGGAAGATGAAGGCCTCAGTTCGACGCTCGGGTACGTCGATGCGCTCATCGGTGGCGTCATAGTCCTCCCAGATCTCGCCATCGCTTGTGAGGGCTTCGGGCAGGGTCTCGATGGTCAACGCGCCGGGATTCTCGATGGTGATGCTGTTGTAGGTGCTCATGCGTCCTCGTCCTCCTCGATCGGCGCGTCGATGCTGACGAGCGTGTATCCGCACCACTCCAGGAACTCAGGGATACCGCGTACGGCTCCGGCGTGAGTGACGTAGTTCAGCACGTCGCTGGTCACACGACCGGTGCGCTCGTCATAGCCGTCGACCTGCCACGGGTAGTCATCCGTCAGGGCGGCGACCTCGGCGGGGGTGCCGAAGGGGGCATCCTCCAGGCGGTAGATGCGCACCTTCGTGATCTCGGACCCGGTGTAGCGGCTCATGTCCCCCGGCGCGTGCAGGGTGCTGGTGCTCACTGGATCGCCCACTCTCCGACGCGCGCGCCCGTGAGGAGGATCGAGCCTCCGTCGTCGGGCAGCGTCATACCGTCCCAGCGGTTAGCCAGATAATCGGCCACACTGCGCAGGGCCTCGGCGGCGTCGTCGCCGGAGCGCACGCCTCCGTCGCGACCATCGGTCACGCGCAGCGTCAGGGTCAGGGTGCGGGCGCTCACGCTGCGCCCTCCAGCTTGTACGTGATGCGCGCGTGCTCACGCTGCTTGTAGCCCACGGCCTCCATCTGCGAGTAGTAGGTCACGAGCACCGGGTTCCCGTCCGCATCCTCGTACCACTCGTCTTGCAGTGTCTCCGCGAATCGCGTGGCGGCGGTCGGCTCCCATCCGCCCAGTCGGTCCTTGTAGTAGACGCCCGTGCCGGTGACGCGCGCGATCTCGCGCCGCACGCCGACAATGGGGCGCTCTCGGTGCGTGCCGGGACTGTTCGTCGGGGCATCTTCCCCACGGATCGTTCGAGCGACGATGGTGGCGTGTGATGCAGCCCGAAACCGGCGCACGGCTTCAGCTCGGGGGATTCTCGTGAGGGTGCTGGTACTCATCGGTTGGCCTCTCTCTCGGCGTTGTGGGCAGACTCGACAGCGTCCAGGAAGGAGCGGCCGATCTGTCGGGCTTCGTCTTCGGTGTGCGCTCGCACGCTGTATTCGGCGTGCAGGTCGGCCAGCGATTCGCCGGCCATCCAGCGCTCTTCAACCTCTCGGGCGGCCTCCGTGCCCAGGTAGAGCGGTGGCAGGCTCGTGCCGTAGAAGTGCACGAGTTCGATCGGAATGCGGGTGTCCTCGCGGGTGATGGTGACCATCACCACTCCCCCTCGCCAAGATCGACGGTCACGAGCTCCCCGGGACACTCCTGTACGACGTAGCTCCCGCGCTGAGGCACGCCAGGCTGACTCAGCAGCGCGGCGACCTGCTCAGCGGCATCCTGCGCGCTTTCCGCATCCACGTCGATGGTGTACGAGACGCGATAGGCGCGCTCTTCGGTCACGGGGGCAGTGAATGCCGCCTCGCGCGGCAGGCAGGGGCCGGGGTGCTCAAACCGGTAGCAGCGGTGACATAGCTTCATCGCACGGCCTCCATGATGATCTGAGGGATAGTGTCGAACGGTCCCGCGGCGTGCCCGCTCGTGTGCCGCCTGGCCTCGTTACGGAAGGCGTCGAAGTCATCGGGGAGCGTGCCGCCTTCGCCACACTCTGCGCACGTCCACTCCCATTCCTTGACCGGGCGCAAGTCCGGCACCGGCTCCCCGGGGTATTCCGCGATCCAGTCGTCGCGGTGTTCGGCGCAGATGTGGCGCTCATCGTCAGTCTCGACGCCACACAGCCCCGACCATGCCGTCTCTCCGTCGGGCTCGTTGGCCCACACGGGGCCCACGGTTCCATAGTGGGTCTGCCACTGGCATCGAACGCTCATCGCACGGCCTCCAGCTCTGCCATTGCGAGGGTGGCGGCGACGATCGTTTCGTGGATGCTCGGGCGCTTGCCGTCGCGGAGGTCGGCCTCGTACCGCTCCATCCCCTCGCGCGCCAGGCGGTCGGCGTCCGCGCGGCGCATCTCGGCTACGGAGGCCTCTCGGAGAGCGATGTACGCCTCTGAGACTTCCTGACCGAAAGCGCGGGGGCACACCCATGTATTCGCCTGCGCGCGATCGCGCATGAGGGCATGCGGGTCGGTCGGGTGGGCATCGGGGCAGCGGTGCGGACCGATGCCGTGGCGCACGTAGCGCGTCGCCTTGTAGGTCACTGGTCGACCGCCTCGATGGAGCGCACGAGGATGGGCACCGTCAGACACTCCTGACAGCCCAGCACCGCGACCCGCGCGAGCGCCGCGAAGTGCGCTTCCTGGGTCGCCTCGGCGTGCGCGGTGCACGCCAGGTCAACGCACCCGCACGTGTACGTGATGCGGTAGCGCACGGGCGGCGGGGCGTCGTCGGCGTGCTGCTCGCACGGGATCACCGGCGCCGGGAAGTCGAGCGCGGCGAGCTCTGAGGGGGTGGTGGTCATGCTCACAGTGCACGCTCCAGGAGGTACAGGGCGCGGTCACGCGCCTCGGCGGTCGGGTAGAACTCCGTAATCAGGTCGCCCTCTGCGTAGGTCGTGATGACGTAGGGGTGCGTCTTGGTGATCCGCGGGTGGGCGGCGTTGCCGTAGGTGTTGCGCGCGTCGTAGGCGGCGAACAGGACATGCGGCGCGCTCTGCATGAGGTTGCTCGCGGTCGGCTCGCTGATCGTCACGCCGTAGACGGACGCCGCGCTGCGCATCCGCAGCGCCCACCCTGCGGACATGAGCGGCGTGTGCGCCCGCATGTAGTAGGGCGTCGGCTCCGTTCCGGGCATGCTCGCTTCGGTGGCCTTCGCGTCGGCGTAGGCGTAGGCGGCGGCGTGCTCGCGGTACTTGGTCCAGGGGGCCGGGGCGTTCATGCGGTCACCTGCAGGCTCTCGGCGGCGTGGGCGCTGAACGCGTCGACCATGGCGGCGTGCATCGCGCGTCGAGTGTTGGCGTCTATGGCCGCGCTGTAGAACTCGCGCGCGCCCTCATCCTGGCGGTACTTGTCCCACGGGGCGCGGTTGTTGTTCGAGAGGTAGCCGAGGCTGTGCCCGTAGTCCTTCGCGGCGGCGATGAGCGCGGCGCGGTATTCCTGCACGGTCCACGCGGGCAGGTCGAGCGTGAGGGCGTCGAACTCGGTGCTGAGCGTCGCGCTCATGCGGTCGGTGAGCGCGTTGGACCAGATGCCGCCGCGCAGGCCGTAGCCCGCGTGCTCGATCTGGTGATACGTGCCCACGTCCGACAGGTGCCGCGTGGTGCGCCCGATCTTGACCAGGGTTTCCCCGCTCAGACGGTCGCCGTTCGGCTGCACCGGCGAGATCACGGCTCGCTTGTGGTACATGTCGCCGGCGTCGTCCACGCTGCGCGCGTCCCAGATCATCCAGAGCACGGGTTCACCGGTTTCGGCGATGGTGAGGCTCGGCAGGGAGAACGTGTCGCCGTAGGTGAGGGTGCTCACAGGGACACCTCCCCGGCGATGACGCGGCGCGCGAAGTCGGCGGCCCACTTAGACACGTCCTGCTCGCTCAGCGAGCCCTCACGGCTGTAGTCCTCCGCGGCCTCAAGCGCCAGGTTCTCGACGTAGGCGACGGTGGGCCCGCTCTCCTCCCCGCGGGCGATGCGGACGGCGGCGATCGCAATGTCGCGCGCCTCGTCGGCATCCTGTGACAGAATCCAGTTCGAGCTACTGACGATCCGCTCGGCGATCTGCTCGGGGGTAGCCGCGAGCGTCTCGCGTACCGCGGCGGCGAGCACGTCAGCGGTGTTCTCGTCGCCCCCCTCGCGGTCATACCGCGCATAGGCCTCGGCGAGCGGCGTCCGGAGAGCGAGTCCCTTCTCTGCCAGCGTGTCGCGCTCGCTCCACCCGCTCACGTAGGCGTCGGTGAGCATGGACAGAACGCCGTCCAGCTCGATCAGGCTCGGGATGCCGTCGAAGGCGTCACCTGCGGCGCTGCGCGCGTAGGCGCGTCCGCGCTCGTGCAGGACTTCCATGTCGACGGCGATGCGCAGTGCAGTGGTCGCTCCCTTGACGCCCTGAGCGTCGGGAGCGCCGGTCGCCAGGGCGTAGGCCTCGATGCTGGGCGGCTCGATCTCGTCGGCGCGGGCGGTCAGGTCGGCGGCGAGGGTGCGAGCCTGTTCAGGCGTGAGCCTCGCGGCGGGGCCGTTGTACTCGCTCGCGTAGCGCATCCACAGGCCGATAGCTTCCGCGCCGCTGTTGGCGCCGATCTCGGTTTCAGTGGCGTCATACGCATTGTGCGGCACGGCGGGCACGGTCATCGTCAGGGCGTGGTGTGCCTTGCGGGGCGTGGGGTTCGTGTTCATGGGAGGTATCTCCGGTCTGTGGAGCGGGTGTCTAGGTGGGGGCGCGGGGCCTTTATCTAGATGATCCGACGATCCCACCCTAGGGGCGGTGTGTGCTGTGAGTCAACACTTTATCTAGATAATCTGAGCGGTCGTGATGTGCACAGGCCGCTGTGGAGGGCGTGGACGGGGCTCGACGTTGTGCGAATCGTCAATCGGCCGTATTTGGCTGAGTCTGGAGAGGCCGTCCGTATTTGTTCGTGCTTAAGGCCGTATTCAGTTGCTTATCCCCGTATGTATGCTTACGACTTCGTATAAAGTATCGCGAACAAATAAGCGAATCCGTAAGCATGCTTATGCCGATATGCAAGTGCTTATGGCGATATGCACGGCTAAATACGGGGAGTCATTTCCCATGGATAAAGGGAAGTAGGGGTGTAGAGGTGTGGGGGTGTGTGTGTGGTGTGTGTAGTTGTATATTCACAAACATTCGTACATGGGGGTACGGCGTGCGGCGTTTGGGGGCTCAAAAATCGGGCCTGAAAACGTCGCTGTGGGAACCTACAAACACACGGGGCCTGTTGAGTTGTTCTGAGGGCGGGGTGGCCTAGCTCGAGAGGGGCGGCGGGGTGTACCGGATGCGGCCGGATCGGGTGAGGTTGGCATCCGGGGCGATGCGCTTGACGTGGCGGGCGCAGCGGCGGGCGAGGGTGGCAGCTTTGGCACCGGGGGTGCGGGTGCGGTCCGACATGATGGGCGATCCTTTCGGGGTGGGGGTGGGTTAAGCGGGGAGCGAGAGAGCGAAGATGAGGATGAGGAGGGCTCCCAGGGCGATCTGGGAGAGGACGGCGGCGAGGGTGCGGATCATCCGTGGCGCCAATCCGTGTTGGCGAAGGCGTGATAGCCGCACGCGAGGATGGGGAAGGGGCGCCCGGTGTAGATCGTCACAGTGTCGTCACTGTGGTGCGGGCCGGGGGCCTGACAGAGCGTCATGCGGACACCTCATCCCCGTTAGCGGCGATGATTCGCCGCGTTTGCGCAACGCTCAGTCGTGCGGCACGCGCGATCTCAGCGGCAGGCACACCCTCGCGGTGCGCGGCGAGAATCTGGCGGTTGCGACCCTCCGCGCTAACCCGCGAGGCGGCGCGTACTGTGTCGAGAATCAGCGGCCACGCGATCATGCGGTCACCGTCCGGGCGCGGGTGAGGCTGACGCGGGCGGCACGGGCGAGGGTGCGGGGCGAAAACCCGGCACCACGCGCCACTCTCATGAGGGCGTCGCGTCCGGCAGTGCGGGCGGCGTCGCTTGCTGTCCGAATACGGGCGAGCATGAGGCGGTCGAAGAGGGGTGTCGCGTCGGCTTGTGCGGCGAGGCGGTCGTAGATGGGTGACATGCTGTGCTCCGGTTTAGCTAGATACGGGCGGGTTAGGCGGTGCGGGCCGCGGTGGCCGTGGCGCTCATGCGGACGCCCGGTCATAGGTAATCCAGCGCTTGCGCGCGTTCTCGGTTTCGACGTAGGCGGCGACGGCATCTCGCAGCGCTCCGGCGTCGTGCTCGCGCTGGAATGCGGTGGCGATGGTCTTGAACTTGCGGCGCGCGGTGGGGATATCGTCGGGCGTCCGGTAGGCGTCGCGATTGATCCGGTAGCCGACGCGCTCGCCCGTGCTCACCGCGGTGAGCATGTGGTCAGTGGTCGACGCGTAGAGCGTGACGGTAGCGGAACCGTCGGCGAGGATGCCGTGGCCGATCTGCTCGCCGATCCGGGTGGATAGTTGCGCGTCGAGCGCGAGGGACCGATCGAGCAGAGCATTCGTGACGACGCCCAGCGCCGCGGCGATGACGCTATTGGTCGTCGTGTTCGCGGTGAACTCGGCTTCGTGTTCGGCGACGTACTGCGCCAGTGCGGCGCGTTCCATCTCGCTCATGTCGGCGCGGGTGGCGGCATCCTCCCAGAATGGGGAGAGCGTGGTGGTCATGGTCATGGTGGCTCCCAGGTGTGTTAGCTAGATACGGTCAGGCGGTGTAGTCGGCATAGCCGTTGGATGCGTACCACGCGTAACACTCGGCGAGGGTGAGGAAGTGGACAGCCCTGACAAGGCCGACGCCCGTGTGGTACCACTCGATCCGATAGTCACACCCGTCGGTGTACGTGTTCGCTTCGTACTCGGCGGACTCTGCGTCCTCTGGGATGTAGAGCCACACATCGCCGATGGCGCGATACTCCCCGGGCTCACCCTCCCCCATGTACGGGCCGTACTCACCGCCCGTCGTGCGGGCGTCGGCTTCGGCCTGCGTGATGGGCTCAGGGGTGGCGCGTCCGGCCTGCGTGGCGTGCATGAATGCCACGGCGTCGGCGTAGCCGCCCCGCGTGGTGAATCCCACGATCGCACCCGCGACGCGGGCATACACAGTGAACAGGGGGCGGGTGTCCAGCGCTTCGTTCATGGAACAAGTCTACCGTGAGTGCTTAGGTTTAGCTAGATAAATATGTAGTGTGGGGGAAGTGAGAACCATACTCAACACACGACGGGGAGGGTGGGAGCGGGGCAAGCGACACGAGCGCGCGGATTGGCGACCGCGGGAAACCACTCAGATTTTCAGAGCGCGGGCGAAGGGCGCGGAGGGTGGGGCGCCCCCACGCGCAGATTTTTCTTCTCCCCCAAATCGGCCATTCCGCTACCATCGGCCCCATGACGCTCCACTCCCCCGCCCGGCCCCGCATGCGCTTCAGCCCGATCTTCTGGATCGCCCTGGCCGGCCTCATTGCGATCGTCGCCGTGGGCGTCTACTACAACCTCCCCGCCGTCGCAGACGCCAAGGCCACCGCCGCATGCGAGGACGCCGTCAAGCCGGCCCTCACCGCCCCCGCGTCAGCCTCCTTCCACAGCTGGAAGGTCGACGGCGACACCGTCCGAGGCTCCGTCGACAGCCAGAACGGCTTCGGCGCCCTGCTCACGAGCTCCTTCGAGTGCCGCGTCGTCCCCAACGGCACCGCCGCGCTCATCAGCATCAGCTGAGCCCCCAGGGCGCCCCGGAACCGCCCATAGACTCCGCGTCAGCCCCCGGTCGAGACGAGTCCTCTCTCCTTGTCCACCGGGGGCCTTCGCGTTGCCCTAGTTCCACGCCGCCACCACGCGCAAACCCCTCGAGAAGAGCCCACCTCCCACCGAAACGGCCGGTCGCCGCATATTTTTAGCCAGCAAATACACGCTCAAGCCCCCTTGTTATCTAGATAAATGGGCGATAATCTGGCTACGCGCCACACGGCGAGACACGCCCCAGAAGCGCAATCACCCAGATCCCCGTCGAGAGAGGACGAGATCATCCCTTACCCCTTCATCCTGGAAGCCACCGCCAGTGTCGAGACCCGCCTGTTCGTGTGGGCAGACGACTACGAGCAGGCCCAAGAGCTGCTCCGCGAGCGCGCCGAAGAGCTGGTCGCCTCGATCACCGACCACTTCCCCGGCCTGAAGGGCGCCGACGGTGTCGGCTACACGCTGAACGCGCGCGGTGCGCACGGATACGAGGTGATCGGCGCTGAGGCCCTCCAGGTCGGCATCCCCACCGTCAGCACCGACGGGGACATCTGCGACGACCCGGACCACGAGCACGCATGATCCTCCTCGGCATCGCCCTCGTCTGTCTCGCGCTCGGCGCGACCACCACGATCCTCGTGCTCGCTGCCCGCGGTGCCCAGCTGCAAGCGCGCCGGGACCGCGCCCGCACCGCCCAGCCCACCCACGCCACCCAGACCATCAACGGAAGGAAGTAACCCTCCCCATGTTCCTGCTCATCCTCGCGATCGCGCTCGCGCTCGTCGGCCTGGTGGCCGCCGCGGCCGCGTTCTTCTCGCGCAACGTCAGATTCGCCGCGGTGATCGTCGCGATCATCGCCTTCATCGGTGGCGGCGTGTCGCTGTTCTCCGCCACGTTCTACGCCAACGGCGTCGGCGAGGCCAAGGTGCTCGTCAACAGCGTCGACAAGACCGTCGTCGGCACCATCGAGGAGCCCGGTTCGGGCTTCAAGGCGCCCTGGATCGACTTCGTCGACTTCGACTTGTTCTCCCAGGAGCTCCTCTACGCCGGCTCCGGTGACTCCACCCCTTCGTACTCCGGCGGCTCGGTCTCGGGCGCTGAGGTGACCGTCTCGGTCGGCGGCGCGAACGGCGGCTCCACTCAGGCCAACGTCGACATCTCGGTGACCTACAGCGTCGACGCGGATGCCGTCGAGGCGATCTACGAGGGCTACCGCTCGCAGGAGCGCTTCACCAAGCAGGTCATCGAGAAGACGATCCTCTCGACGATCCGCAGCGTCCCCTCGGCCTACTCCGCAACCGACTTCCGTGGCGCATCGCGCACCGAGGCCGCCGACATCATCACGAAGCAGCTGAACGAGAAGCTGCAGCCCCTCGGCGTCAACGTCGACTTCGTGAACATCCAGAACGTCACCTACCCCGACGAGGTGGAGGCCGCGCTGAAGGACGTGGAGGTGGCGAACCAGAAGCAGCAGAAGGCCCAGGCTGACCTGCGCGCCGCGGAGACCGCCGCCCAGCAGAAGGTCGTCGAGGCCCAGGCCGAGTCGGACGCCAACGGCATCCTGAGCGCCAGCCTCACCCCGCAGGTGCTCGAGCAGCGCCGCATCGACGCCCTGCTGAAGGCCGCCGAGTCCGGCAGCCTCATCGTCGACGGCGGTGGCGGCGGGATCCTCATCCAGAAGTAACCCCACCCCAGCGCCGATGCGGCAACTCCTCCCCACCGCCCCACGCGGGCACCAGGCTGAGGAGTCCGGGTTCGACCCCCGGCGGCGCACCAGAACACCCCACGACCCCAGACCGAAGGAGAGAGCATGACGAACCCCAACAGCAAGGCGGGCCTCCGCGAGAGGCTCATCGAAGAGCTTGAGCTGACTTCCCGCCTTGACAGCAAGCTGGCCAAAGCCGAGAGCGTGCTCCGCAACCTCGGCTACGAGCGTGTGACGGATGAACGCCCCATCCCTGGCTCCTCGGGTATCGTCCTCTTCGATCTTGGTAGGACAGACTGGCGCCTCTCGCGCGAGGCTCTCGAGGAGAAGCGCAAGGTGAGCGAGGACGCCAAGGCTGCCCACCAGAAGGACATCGCCGCCGCCGTGGAGCAGTCCCGCCTCGACACCCTCGCCGCGGTCATCGACGCGCTCGAGCTGAGCGAGTACGGCTACCAGCGCCCCAACAGCACGGGCTTCGCGTACCCCGCTGCGGACATCCGAGGAGCCCTCGGTCTCGGACCCAAGGGCCCCGAGCGCCTCTGGTCGGACATCCAGACCGCCCTCGCGCTGCGCGCTGAGGCGAAGACCGACGCTGACCGCCGGGCCGCCGCGGAACGGCTCAAGCGCGCCACGCGGCCCGCCTTCGCCACTGGCGGCTACACCGGCACGACCGGTGACCCGGCCGGGCTTGTTCAGCATGCCCTGCTGAAGGTTGGTTACGCCGGTCCTCTCTCCGCCGCCGACACCGAGAGCATCAGGGCTCTCGCCAAGCGGTTCTCCACCTCGACCACCGCCAAACCGAGTCCCGCCCCCGCCGCCGCCCCGAAGAAGCCGAAGGCCAAGAAGAAGGCGGCCAAGAAGTGAGCGGCCTGCTGTCGGTCGACTCCCGCCGCGTCGACGCCGTCGTCAGCGTCGTCGGCGGCTCGCTGGAGATCGCCCTCTTCGACGAGGAGCAGGACGCCGAACGCTACAGCGCGTACGTCGGTCGCATGAAGCCGTGCGTGGTGATGCCCGACCTGAAGGTGATGCGAACCAGCTTCGCTGAGCACTTCCGTGACGACCCGCGTCTGGTCGAGGTCCTCGATCGGGGTGAGGCATGAAGGTCATCGACCTCCCCCAGGGCGCCGGCAAGACCACGCAGCTCGTCGAGTCCATGCTGCAGCCCGGCAACGAGGACGTGATCTACATCGCGCCCACCATCGCCCAGGCTGACCACGCCCGTCGCATGGCCGCCAGCATGATCCTCGATCGCGCGAGCGCTTTGCTCGGCTTCGACATGAGCGTCATCGTGCCCACGGTCTCCCGGGCGGGCAAGCTCGGCCGACGCTTCATGGGCGCCAGCCAGCTGGCGAACCACCCGCGCCAGCTCATCGACGCCCGCGTCGTGATCGACGAGCTCCCCGGGGTGCTCTACGTGCTCGCCGGCTGCGCCCGCGTGGAGACGGTCGCCCTCACCAGCAATGAGGAGCGGACGCCGTAATGAACCCCGACGCACCCCTCGGACTCGTCCCGGCACCAGGCTGGCCTGTTCGGATCAACGAGCGCCTGGACCCGACGATGGACATGGTCGAGGTCCGCATACGCCCCGACCAGGAGGCGATGATCCTCATCCCGCTCGAGGCCGCCGGCGACAAGGGCTACGTCGCCGAGGCCGTCCGTTACGCAGCGGAGAACCTCGCCAACCGTGTCATCTCCCAGTTCCAGGAGGCAGTGAAGTGACCAGCCGCCGCCTCCAGACTCGCCGTCTGCGGCTGCGCGGCGCGCCTCCGCTCGAGCACAACGCACACATCTCAGCGGCCAAGGCGAGCGCCCGCCGCATCCGCCGACAGATCGCCGCTCAACGACGCCTCGCAATCGCGTATCGGAAGCTCTATCACACGCTTGGGGCACTGAGCCTCGGTGCCAACCAGGCCGCAAAGGCCATCGGTGGCTTCACTGACGCGCTGTCGGACCAGCAATCCGTGCGGACCCGCCACGTAGCCGTCGGCGTGGTCCACCGTGGCAAGTTCTACTTCCCAGCCCAGCCCAACTTCTGACCCATAGCCCCCCCGAGAGAGGAATTAGCTAGATATGTCCAACTTCAACAGTGACATCGTTCTCGGCGACGAGTACGAGGACACCCAGACCGAGTTTCGTGGCATCGCCACGGCGATCTACTTCTACCAGTACGGCTGTGAGCGGGTGAACCTCGAGGCCTTCGACAAGAAGACCAAGGACATCCGCTCGCTCACCTTCGACGCGCCCCGCCTGCGACACGTCAAGACCGGCAGGGTCGCGACCGTGACGCGTACAGGTGGTCCCGGAAACGGACGCGAGGCGCGCCGTGACGAGGGGGCTCGTCGATGAGCCATTTCAACCCCGCCTTCAAGTCCAGCGCTGACCAGGATGCCGCGATCGCCCTGATCGTAGATCACGGTCTCGACCCGAGGCTCATCCTCGCCGACGCACTCAGCGCGGAGGGCTACTACGTCTTCCGTGAGGGTGAGCCGAGGTTTCTCGACCCGGACTCGGACGAGCCGAACGTCGAGCTCCGCCCCTGGCCCGAGGGTTTCCCCTGGAGCGAGCTCGAGTCCCACCTCACGTCGGAGGTGCTCCGATGAGCAGCGCCACATCCATCACCGGCGGTCTCGCCCGGCTCGGCGCCCGCGAGGTGTTCGCCCTGGCCACCGCCAAGCGACTCGCTCGCGAGGCGACTGACCAGGACTTCCACAACGTCGTCACGGTCGACGAGAACGGCAAGGAGGACTGGTCGTGAACGCCGAAGAACTTGAGCCCTTGACCGAGGCCCGCGAACAGCTCGCCACCGCGGTGATCGGACGCAAGATCACGCGAGTCGAGCGCTCTGGTCGGGGCCGCGACTGGGATCCGATCGAGATCACTCTCGATGATGGAGCGGTCGTGAAGCTGGATGGATACGGCGACTGCTGCGCATTCGCTGGCGTCGACGCGTTCACCTTCCTGCCCGGAGTAGAACACGTCATCACCAACGTCACCCCATCTGGCAATGGTGAGCAGTGGTTCATCCTGGCGAACCTCGCCGAAGTTCTCACCCTCGACGTTTCGGCTAGCGAAGGCAGCGGCTACTACAGCTTCGGCATCGCAGTAAGCGTCACCCGATCGAAGGAGGCAGCAGCGTGAGCGACCGCATCTACCAGTCCATCGACATGCCTCAGGACTATCACGCCCAGCCGGCGACCATTGCGGCCGCCGTGGCTGCAGCCCTGACCAACCTCGAGGACAAGGTCAAGGCGCGCGGCCTGCGCCCGATCTGGGACACCGTCGAGATTGCCACGGAGGCTAACGAGATCGACGAGTCGACCTTCGCCGAGAGCGACACCTACCGCATCACCACCGGCGAGGTGTCTGTCCTCGCCGTCGACCCCAAGGAGGTCTCCGAGTGAGCACCGCATCCACCCTCACCGTCGACGAGTTCATCGAGGTTCGCACCGAGGTCGCGAAGCGCCTCGGCGAGAACAGCCAGACGCAGGTCCCCACCCGTGAGCGCCAGGCCGAGAAGCTCATGCGTCTCGGGTACATCAACTTCGAGGCCGTGCTGCTGGTGTTGCACCCGCCGGCTCCGCCCGAGCCGGCCGAAGGCGAGAAGACCGTCACCCGACTCCTGGAAGACCTCGAGGAGCCCGACGCCAACCCCTACGACTACCAGGAGGACCCCCAGTGACCGCTCTCGACCTCGATGAGGCCTTCAAGCGCCTCGACAGCTACAACAACGAGACGAAGAGCCTCGCCAGGCAGGAGATCCGCCGCGAGTTCGCCCGTCTGCAGCTCCTTGAGCCGCAGGCTGCGGCATACCGCGAGATCGCAGAGAGTCAGGCGCGCGACATTGCGATCCTGTCCACCCAGCTCGCCGTCAAGGCCAACGAACCACTCGCCGTCTCCCTCGGCCAGAACGAGTACGCGAACATCGCCGCGACCGTGCACCAGCTCCTCGTGGATCTCGAGCTCGTGCCGGCACCGACCGTCCCGTCGGGAGGGCAGCTCTCGTGACCACGACCACCGAGTACGAGTTCCAGGTCCTCTCCCCCGGCCAGGTCGACGCGATCCGTTCGTTGCAGAGTTTCATCGGCGCGATGAACGCTGAGAAGGGCTTCCACGACGAGGGCGACAACCTCCGGTCGATGGACAACGTCTTCGACGACGAGGGCTTCACCGCTCCCTACCTGCGGAACTACTACACCGCGCGCCTGGCGCTCGTCACCACCGAGGTCGCCGAGGCGGTCGAGGAGTTGCGCAACGGCCGCGCCGTCGATGAGACGTACTACCTCTACGAGGATGGCGGCGAGGCTGTCGCGCACGGGAATCGTCCAGCCTCCGTCGACCCGATGGACCGCCCTCGCAAGCCCGAAGGCGTCCCCTCCGAGGTCGCCGACGTAGTGGTGCGCTCGTTCGACTTCGCGGACGAGGCCCAGTTCGACCTCGCCGAGATCCTGGACCGCAAGCTCGCCTACAACGCGAGCCGGCCCAAGATGCACGGCCGGAAGTTCTGACCATGAGCGCGCCATCCCCCGCCGTCGGCCAGCGCTGGCTCCGCGACCGTGACGGTCACGAGGTCGCGATCACCGGCATCCTCGACAACCACCGCGGCGATGTCCTTGAGATTGCCTACCGTCGAGTCCAGGAGGATGGCGCGCTCCTCGGCAGCACGAGCCGCCTGCTCCCCCACACCTTCGCCCGCCGCTTCACCCTCATCGAGAAGGAGACCCGAGATGGTTCTGCTGGATAACCGCCCCCGTGGCCCGAGGTTCAACCCTGGCGTGTACCTCTTCCTCATGCTCGCCCTCTGCGGCCTCGCCGCACTCGGCGCACTCGCCGTCGGCGCCTGAGAGAACGGAGAAGCACATGGGAGCACGCGTAGCGTTCCGAAACCGAGCCAACGGCGCACGACTGGATGGGGAGTTCATTGCGGACACCGGCGTCGCCTGGCTCGTCAAGCCCGACGGGGGCTACCCCGTCTACACGGTCCAGCGCAGCGAGTGGGACTCCGTCGAGCCCGCACCGACGCGCGGCGGCCGCAACAGCCCGTTCGACGACCTGTTTCGGGGTCAGTGGCATGGCTGAGCAGATCGCCGAACTCGAGGCGCTTATCGCCGCCCCCGTCGGCCCCTTCGTGCGGCTGAGCATCGCCGTCGATGAATCCCCCGCCTCAGACGCCCCCGTGGGCACCAAGGTCGAGAGTCGCGTGCTCAGCTTCGGCCACACACTCCCCGCCGGCTTCCCTGAGCGCTTCAACGAACCCGCTCAGCGAGCCTTCGCCAACCTGTTCGGCGCCGCCGCTGCACAGATGTTCCTCGAACACTTCAAGGAGTCCGAATGAGCCCTCACCGCTGGCAGGTCGTCGTCAAGCCCGGCCCCTTGGGCATCGGGTGGATCGTCAGGCTCGAGAAGAGTCTGCTGCTGTACGGCCCGCGCCTCCGCTCGGCCCTCGGGCCCCGGTTCGCCTGGTGGTGGCGCCCCACGCACGCCGCCGCAGTCACGAAGGGTTTCGCGCTCGTCACCGAACTCGAGCGACCGAAGGGAATTAGCTAGATGACCGCCTACCTCGACCGCACCCGCAGCTGGGGCGAGCGCAACGGCGGCGTATCCGACCCCCGCCTCATCCGCCGCCTCGACAACATCCCCGCCAACACCGAAGAGGAGATCGCCGCCGTGAAGCGCATGATCGCCACCCACTTCCCCGGCGCCGACCCCGCGTCGACGACGACCCGCCACCAGCTGGAGGCCATGCTCCTTCCCGCAGACGACCTGGCGCTGGCAGCATGACCGGCCAGCTGCTCGTCTTTGACACCGAGACAACTTCGGCGAACCCGGAAGAGGCCCGGATCGTCAGCGCCTACCTCGGCATGCTCGCCGGCGACGGCTCGATCGTCATCGAGAAGGAGTGGATCGTCCAGCCCGACGGCTGGGTCATCCCTGACGAGGCTGCCGCTATCCACGGCATCAGCACGGAGGAGGCGACCGAACGTGGCGCCCCACTCGAGGACGTGCTGCGCGAGATCTGCCAGATCATCGCCAACCAGGTGGGGGCGCACTATGCCCCGCTGGCGGGCCAGAACCTCCAGTACGACCTGACGCTCCTCGACCGCGAGATGAAGCGCCTGTGGCCCGGCTCCGGCGTCCAGGAGGTGCTCGGAGACGGCGTGGTGCTCGACTCGCTCGTCATCGACAAGGAGATCGACAAGTACCGCAAGGGCAAGCGCATCCTCACGGCGATGACGGCGCACTACGGCGTGTCGCTCTCCGAGGAGGAAGCCCACGGCGCTCGCGCCGACGCCGTCGCCGCCGGCCGCGTCATCCAGGCGATGGCGCGACACCCCAAGGGCGGCGTGCTGCGCGCCCTGCCGCTGCGACTGCTGCACCAGAAGCAGGTCCAGTGGAAGGCCGAGCAGGCCGCCAGCCTGCAGCACTACTTCCGCACCAAGGGAGGCGAGCCGGACGCCGTCGTGCGCGGCGAGTGGCCCTTCATCCCCGCGGCGACCGCCGCCTAATCGACCAGGAGAGAACATGACCCCCACCCCGAAGCCCACGCCCCGCCCGCAGGCGACCGCCACCCCTTCCGCGGCCCAGTCGGCCCCCGCCGCAGATCTGTCCTTGCTCGACAAGGAGCTCGAGGATCTGCTCATCGAGGAGGTCTCACTCAAGGATGCGGTCGCGTCCCTGATCGCCGCGCTCGAGCTGGATGAGCGCGATGTCCAGTCGATCGACATCCGCCCGCACGGCACAATCCGCCTCCGCCTCGAGGGCAACGTCGCGCGCTCGATCACCTTCCCCGCCCTGCAGCGTCACAAGCGCGACGACGAGAACCGCATCATCCGATGAACGGGCTCAGGATCCTCGTCGACCTGGACGGCGTCGTCGCCGACTGGGGAGGCGCCTACGGGCGCCGCCTCGACGCCTACGGCGCCGCAGCCGCCGGCATCCCTCGACACCGCGACCAGCTCACCTTCGACCTGAACGAGGGGCGCACGGACGCCGAGAAGCGCATCATCGCCGCCATCATGGTGGAGCCCGGCTTCTACGCCGAGCTCGAGCCGATCGCCGGCGCGCGCTCCGTGCTGAAGGCGCTGCGTGCACAGGGCCACGAGATCTACTTCGTGACCAGCCCGTGGGTGTCCAATCCCACCTGCGCGAGCGACAAGCTCAACTGGGTCGCCCGCGTCTACGGCGACCACTGGGCCCAGCGCACGATCATCACCTCCGAGAAGCACCTCGTCCGCGGTGACGTGCTCATCGACGACAAGCCCGAGATCAAGAACGCCGCCGACGCCGAGTGGCGCCACATCCTCTTCACGCAGCCCTACAACGCACACATCGACGATCATCGAGCGCGGCTCGACAGCTGGACGCTCGATGGCGCGGCGTGGGCGATCACGCAGGCGGTGATGGGGCGATGACCGCCGCGAATCTCGTCCCTCACGGCCACATGAAGCAGTGGAACGTCACCGGCGTCGCGCTCTTCCCCGCCAGCAAGCCTGACCAGAAGCCGCAAGACCGTACGGTCATGGCCGAGCTCTTCATCGGTGGCATCTGGGCGCCGACGATCGCCGAGGCCGAGCAGAAGTTCGCCGAGGCGTTCACCTTCGACGTGCGCGTCACGAAGGTCGAGGGGCACCGATGACCGCCCTCGTCGTCGGCCTCGGTGGCGCGCTGCGCTCCGGCAAGGACGCCATCGCAGATCACCTCGTCGCTCGCCACGGCTTCGTGAAGAAGGGCATGAGTGACCCGCTGCTCGAGCATGCCCTGATCCTCGATCCGTACATCCCCGTGAACGCACACCCGGCTCGGGACATGCAAGGCGCCCTCAACGGCACCTTCATCCGGCTGTCGCACCTCGTCGAGGCTGTCGGCTACGTCGAAGCCAAGACCAACCCGGAGGTGCGCCGATTCATGCAGCAGGACGGCACCGAGGGTGGGCGTGACTTCCACGACGAGAACGTCTGGGTCAACCGCGCTGCGCGCGCGATCGACGACCACCTCTACGCCGACCAGCGCGTCGTGCTGACCGGCGTCCGCTTCCCGAATGAGCTCGCCATGGTGCGCCAGTTCGCCGGGAGCACCTGGTGGGTCTCACGGCCGGGCCTAGACTCCGCCTCTTCGGCCGCGGCGCACGCCAGCGAGAACGGCGTCGATGCGGCCATGTTCGACCACATCATCACGAACGCCGGCTCGCTGGAGGATCTCTACGCGGCCGTCGACAGACTCATGGAGACCCTGTGAACACCCACTCCGCAACCGGCACCCACGAGATCGGACACACGCCGACCCTGACCATCTCGGGCGGCGCCGGCAACACCGACTCCCCCGAGGTGCACCTGCAGTTCCGCGAGAGCGACGAGAACTCGATCCGCTCCCTCTTCGGCTGGTTCGACGCCGAGGCGCTCATTCGAGACATCGCGGCCGCCGCCGGCCTCGAGGTCTCCGTGGCGGCCGCCGCGTGACCCGCCTGCACCTCTACGTCACCACCACCTGCCCCCGCTGTCGCGCCGTCGAGCGCTGGCTCAACGATCGAGACATTCCCTTCACCGAGACCAACATGGAGGCGTTGCCGCCGGCCGAGGCCGACGCGATCCGCTCCAGTCTCGCTGCTGATGGATACACGCAGGCACCCGCCGTCTACTTCACCGACGACGAGTCGGGCGTCGCGCTCTCCTTCACCGGTTTCGATGTGACCCAGCTCGAGACTATCCATGCCCATTTAGCTAGCAGATTGAACAACTCGTGACCCAGCAAAAGAAGCCCGGCCCCACCTACAAGCTCGTGGCGTCCCGGCGCGGCTACATCCGACGCGCGGGTGGACTCGAGGTGAGCGAGGCGCGCCTCGCGGACCTTCCCGAGCAGCCGCGGTCATTCGCCGAAGTGACTGGTACGTATGAGCATGTCGCGGCCGCCGCAGTGAAGGCGAACAACGTCCAGGAGCGCGCGAGCTACCTCGACTATCTCTACTTCCCGGAGCTCGTCGACGAGAAGGAGCTCGCTCATGGGTCCGTTTAGCGCGGGCGAGCAGCTCCTCCTGGACCGGAGCCTTAAGGTCGAGTTCGTGCGAGAACTCGCCCCTGACCAGGCGATCGTGTCTATGGCTGGATCAACTCACGTTGTCCCCCTGCTGGCTCTTTCGCGCTCCGAAGGATAGGGCAGGCCTCCGACACGAGGTGGGCGTCCCCGTTGGCGCCCGCCTTGCATCGGTGTGTTTCGAGGAGGAAGTCGATCGCCTGTGATGCGACATCCGCCCCGATCTCCCGCCGAAACGCGTTGGCCAGGATGTTCAGGTCGAACTCATAGCTGAAGCCTCGACCCCAGATGAATGCGCTGCCGTTGCGCACTTCCACCTGAACACTCCTGCCACCGTCGATGTCTTTCAGCACCGTCGCCATCGTCAAAGTCCCCACAATCTCGGCGCGTCCTTGTAGCGCCACCTAGTTCCGAGCGTAAGCTATGTCCGAGCACGGTATAACCGGCTTCAGACATTCGAACACAAATACGATCCGGAGCTGTCATGGAAACCGTTACGGATAAGGCCAGCCGTGCGCTGCCCACCTCATCCATCAGTACCGACAAGGAATACTTCGCCACCCGCTACAAGCAGGGTGGTCGCACCGTTTACTCCCTGGCCCAGAGCCCAACGCAGGTCACCGGCCTGGTCAAGCGTCCTGACCCTAGCGCGTCGAACCCGGGAAACCGCCGAATCCGCCCGGACCACGCGAGCGCCTTCGCGCGCTACCTCATCGAGAACGACAATTGGGTCATCCCGGGCATCATCCTGCGCGCGCCGAGCATCTTCAGCTTCGAGGAGGACGCCGACGCGGTTGGCTTCCAGACGGGCGTGATGCGCTACGCCGAGCGCAACCAGGGCGATATCCAGATACTCGACGGCCAGCACCGAATCCTCGGCTTCCACATGGCTCACGACATGCTGGACGCTCGCATGGACAAGGCGCGGTCGGCCCGAGCCACCGCGCGCCGCGTGCAGGACGACAACGCAATCAAGGCCGCCGAGGCCGAGATCCGCCAGCTTGACGCCGTGCGCGAGCGCCTCGCGACCGAGCGCTTCACGGTCGAGATCCACGTAACCGACGACCTGCAGGCGTACCGCCAGATGTTCTTCGATATCGCGGAGAACGCGCTCGGCATCACCGCCTCCGTCAAGGCGCGCTTCGATGCGCGGAAGGTCGTCAACCGCGCGCTGCCGACGGTGCTCGAGCAATCCCTCCTTGAGGGGCGAGTGGACCTCGAAGCCGACCGCATCCCGCCGACGAGCACCTACTACCTCGCCGCGCGACACGTCATGGAGACGCTGCGGGTGCTGACCGTCGGCTACGACGGCCGTGTGAGCAAGCGGATGGACAAGGAGATGAGCGAGGTGGAGATCGCACGCCGCGGCGTGGAGTTCTTCGACGGCCTCGTCGCTGCCTTCCCCGTTCTCACCACGCTCAAGGCCGGTCAGATCACGCCCGAGCAGATCCGCAAGAGCTCGCTCATGGGCTCGCCGGCCTTCATCCGCGTGCTCGCCGGTGTCTTCTACGAGCTGACCACGAACCACTCCTACACGCCGAGCATGGTGTTCGAGTTCTTCGGCCGCCTGGCGAAGCACACCAACGCTTCTGCGCACGCCAACTCGATCTGGCGCAAGTACGCTGCTCCCGAGGCGTTCCACGAGGGCGCCTGGGGCCCGAACCAGCGCCGCCAGGACGCCAAGGGCCTCGTCATGACGATCGCCGACTGGGCGATCGACAAGGAGCCCTTCGTCGACGCCGAGGCCGAGCCGGCGCCGGTGATCGAAGAGGAAGAGATCGACGAGGACGCACTGATCGACTTCGCCATGGGCCACAACACGAAGCCCCTGGACGTGGAGCTGCGCAACGAGGCCGAGGATATCGCCGCTGCGTCGAAAGCCCGCGTGAAGGCCAAGACCACGTCGTAGACTGCGCTCCACCCTGCCAGGCCTCCTTCCCGAGGCCCGATTGACACCCCTCCGGGATTCACACCCCCGGAGGGGTGTCGTTGTTCGACCTAGACTCCGCCGCCATGTACGGGGAGATCAAGCTCGGCAAGAACAGGTCGATCGACGACGCGCTGCTCGAGGCCGCCGTCATGGACCTGTCCGCCGAGGAGACCTCCGCTCGGCTCAACGGCGTGCTCTCCCCCGCGCGCGTGATGGTCCGATGGAAGGAGCTCCTGCGCTCGAACACCTGGCTCGAGGCAGCAGAGCGTGAGCAGGCCCTCCTTCGCGTCCTCCAGAAGAACCTCGTCGATCTCCAGAACGCCGAGCTCATGGGGGCGGAGGGCTTCAAGATCCAGCTGAGCTACATCCGCCAGCTCTTCGAGCGCCTCGACAAGCGCCAGGCCGCCACCGAGGAGCAGCTGAACACCTACAACGAGAACGTCGGCCGCCAGCTCGGACGCGTCGTCGACATGACGCTCAAGTACATGCAGGGCGCCCTCCGCGAAGTCATCGAACCTGCCAAGTGGGACGAGCTCGTGCAAGAAGCGCTCGTCATGGCCCAGGTCGAGATCGCGAAGAAGCAGGTCGAGGCCTGACGTGATGCTCGACTCCCGCATTTTCGATGCCGCGATGGACGAGCTCGCGCAGAAGTCCAAGAAGGCGCTGTACCAGCGCGACTTCGAGGCCTGGCTCGCCGACGTGCTGCACGAGCGCATGTACCGGAAGATGGCCGAGGTCAGCCATGACGTGCTTTTCGGTAAGCACCCGCGCACCCTCGTCAAGTCGGCCAACGGTACCGGCAAGACTCACTCGGCCGCTCGCTGGGTCATGTGGTGGGTGACCGCCTTCCCGAAGGAGGAGTCGCTCGCGATCCTCACAGCCCCGACTCTAAAGCAGGTGCGTCTCGGCGTGCTCGCATACCTCAAGGAGTCGTACGGCTACGTCAAGACTCACGCCCAGTCGCAGGGCAAGCAGATGCCCTGGCCAGGCTGGATCAGTGAGCAGGACGAGTGGCGCTACTCGACCCTCGGAGGTAACCAGACACTCGCCGTCGCGCGCGTGCCCGGCGCATCCGACGCGATCTCGACCTTCCAGGGTCTCCGCAAGACCGGTGGTCGCAACTTCATCTCGCTCGATGAGGCCGGCGGTGTCTCGCGTGACATCTTCACCGCGATCGACGCGCTCATGACCTCGGGCGACGCACGCATGGGCGGGATCGGGAACCCCGACCGCCGCGGCACCGCGTTTTACGACGCCTTCACCGATCCGCGTCTGGCGCGCGAGTATCAGCTGCACACGATCTCCGCCTACGACACCCCGAACCTCACCGGCGAGGTCGTCTACAAGGACGACCCCGAGAAGGAGCGGATGCTCCGAAACGGTCTCATCTCCGCGCGCTGGGTGTTCGAGCGCGAGCGCATGTGGAAGACCGGCGGCGAGGTCGTCTACGACGAGGCGGTCGAAGCAGAGCGCAACCTCACCGGGCGCCCCGACGGCCGCTTCAAGGCCAAGGTCGGCGGGCAGTTCCCCGACGAGGACGACCACACATTCTTCCCCGAGGAGCCGATCACGGCCGCCCGTCACCGCGAGCTCACCGACGAGCAGATTGCGACCTCGCCGATCGTCCTCGGGGTCGACCTCGCAACCATGGGTACTGACGAGACCGTCGTGATGATGAACAAGGGCGGCCGATGCCGCGTGTTCGACGGCCGCGTGAAGTACGACGACGGCGGCGAGATCCGCGAGACCAGCGGAACCTGGGCCAAGGAGGACGAGCTCTCCAACGCCCGCCGCGTGCACGCCGTGGCCACCTACCTCGGCGCGACAGAGGTGCGCCTGGACGCCGGCGGCATCGGCGCCGGCATCGCGACGAACCTCATGCGACTCGACGAGTTCGCCGGCAAGCAGTACATGGTCATCCGCGTCGACGGCTCCAAGGCGTCAGCCGACAGCGCGCGCTGGGCGAACGCGCGCTCCCAGAACCACGACCAGCTCCGCGAGCTCCTCGCCGAGGGCGTCCTCGACATCGACTACGACGACGACGTGCTGAAGGAGCAGCTGCTCGCCGTCACCTACGACCTGAACAAGCGCGGCGCCGTGCAGATCACCCCGAAGAAGGACATGCGCACCGAGATGCACGGCTCGCCTGACCGTCTCGACGCCCTCATCTACGCCGTCATCAACACCGACGCGCTCTCCGACCCATTGAACCAGCTCGAGCGCGGCGATCGCGTGTTCGTCGATCCGTGGGAGCTACTGGCGATGTCTCGCGCGGGCGCCGGCATGCCTTTGTGAGTGGTTAGCCCCCGGTTTACCCCCGTTTCAACCCTAGACTCCGCCGCCATGACCAGTTCCGGCTCCATCCTGCTCGAGAGCATGTACAACTCCGCGGCTCTCGCGTTCGAGCAGGCTGACGCCAGTCAGAAGCCCGCGATCCTCGAGATGATGGACGGGCTGCGCATGATGCTGCAGCGCGAAGACCAGGGTTGGACGCCGTTCTACGGCGGCACCGACGAAGGATTCCAGCTCGCCATCACCCTGGACCAGCTGAAGGGCTGGGAGAAGGACCTCTCGGAGCTCGCACTCGGCGCCGCGTGGATGCGCCGCGGCCTCATGCTGCACTGCGGCTACATCTGGAACGGCGGCATCCGCTACTCCCCTCTCAGCGAGGGCGGCTCCCAGGGCATCAAGAACGTCAAGAAGTTCTTCGACGACGCAGAGAACCAGCAGAACTTCTTCGGCCCCGACGCGCGCCGCCGGCGCCAGTCGCGCCTGTACTACTCCGGCATCGTCCTCTACCTCGGCAACGAGAAGACGAAGAAGCTCACGCCGATCCCCCTCCACCAGATCACCGACCAGATCCTCGCGCCCGACGGCACTGGCGAGATCTGGGCCTACAAGCGCGAGTGGTCCGAGCGCAATCTCAAGACCGCGAAGGTGATCGAGAAGAAGGAGTGGATCTTCACGCACCGGGCGATCGGGCACCGCGTGGACAAGATCAAGGAGGCCGGCGCTGAAGAGACATGGACGCCGGTGTCGCAGACCGAGCGCATCTTCGACATGCACGCCAACCGCCTCGAGGGCATGGCCTACGGCGTCCCCGACGCCCTCGCTGCGGCGTCCTGGCACAAGATCGCCAAGAACGCGTTCCTCGACGGCATCACCATGACCCAGGCCCTCGCCTCCTTCGCCTTCCAGGTGACCAACCGCAGCGCAAAGGGCGGCGAGAACGCGGCGCTCCAGTTCGCGACACCCCAGGGCGCCGGGCAGACGATCGTCGGCGCCAGCGAGCTCCGCTCCGTGAACTCCGCCGGCAGCAGCTACGACTTCCAGGGCCTCACGCCCGTCCTGGCGATCATGGCGACATCCCTCGACGTGTCGGTGATCCACCTCTCCGCCTCCCCCGGCGACGCCGGCTCCAGCTACTCCGCCGCCGAGACCATGGACCTGCCCACGCGGCTCGCCATGGGCACGCGCCGGGACATGCACATCGAGTTCGACCGCCAGGTGCTCGAGTGGATGGGCCAGAAGGATCCTGAGGTGTTCTTCGCGCCGTTCGAGAGCGGCACCGAGACCTACCGCAACATCCAGGCCCTCATCCTCGCCGCGCAGGCCGGCGCCTACTCGATCGAGCAGCTGCGCGTCATGATCGACGACCTCCTCGCGCTGCCCAACGGCAAGCCGCCCACGGGCGCACTCGAGTTCAACAACCAGAAGACCCTGGAGATCCAAGCGCGCATCGCGGCGAAGAACGCGCCGAAGCCTGCCGCCAGCGACGACTCCGACGGCGACAAGTCCTCCGTCGCCTCCCCGGCACAGGGTCGCGGCAACGGCAGTGGCGGGCAGGACGGCGGCAACGCGTCGAACGACCTGCGTGACAAGGCGGAGCAATTTCTGGTCTCCGGCGACCTTCGGCCCTAAACCCCCCAAGGTCCGAAAATCTCGCCCCTAGACTCCGGCGCCATGCCAACGGACAACTCCACCGCCGGGACCCAGCTGCGCGTTCGCGAAGCCGGGTACCGCCAGGGCACCCGCGCGGTCGTCCCCGAGGGCAACGGCCAGAAGATCAAGGTGCGCCTCATGGGCTGGGAGCCCGGCACCACGGTCGTCGAGGGCTCGAGTGCCGACTATCCGGTGGACCGCATCGTCCGCGACTTCCCCGAGTCGTTCCCCGTCGGCACGCGCATGCGCGCCAACCACGACGGCTTCTGCGAGGCCGGCGGCGACATCCGCCGCGTCATGGCCAAGACCACCTCCGATCCGTGGGAGGAGGAGGACGGGATGTACGCCTGGGCGGTCGCCCGCGAAGGCGACGCCAGCGAGTTCCTCCGCCAGTTCGCCGATGTCATCGGCACCTCCGTCTCCGTGGCCGCAGAGGTCGAGATGGAAGCAGCCGTCGACAGCAACGGCAAGCCGATCATCGACGAGAACAACCAGCCCGTCATGAAGCCGCGTCTCAGCGAGCGCGGCGCCCAGATCGTCGAGCGATTCCTCCCCATGAGCGAGTCGCCGTACAACGCCGTCGACTTCGTCGAGGCACCCGGCGCCGACGGCGCCATCGTCGCTCTCGCCACCGAGAGCGCCAAGGAGCTGGTCGAGAAGACCATGCTCCGCGAGGCATCGAGCTTCGCAATCGATCTCGCCGGCAAGCGCGAGAAGACTTCCGCGGCAAACCGGCCCGGAACCACCCAACAGGAGGACCACATGGATCCGAAGGTGATCGAGGCAGCCGTTCGCAGCGTGCTCGCCGAGGCACTCGCGCCCATCAACACCTTCCTCGCGGACGAGGGCGCCCGTCGCCAGGCCGAGGCGGAAGCCCAGGCCGGTGCGGACGGAGTGAAGGAGGCCCGCGAGGCCGCCGTCACCGCAGTCGAGGCCGTCAAGGCCGCGAAGCTCCCCGAGTCCGTCGAGGTCGACCTGCTCGCGCAGCTCAAGGAGGGCGCGGACATCAGTAAGGACCTCGCCTTCGCGCAGAAGGTCCTGGAGGCCAAGACCTCCACGAGCGAGTCGACCGACTCGTTCATCACCCACGAGTCGGCCGCCGGCGACGGCGAGTCCTTCTCCCTCGGTCTCGGAGGTAGCCGCTAATGGCTCACGTCGCCACCCAGGAGGTCTTCGCGCACCGCAAGGCCACCATCGTCAAGGCCCCCGCCGCCACGCCGGCGCGGACCCTGCTGCTCGATGCCGGCAAGCCGGTCGTCACGCTGACCGACACCAAGGGTGTCGCGCGGCCCGACAAGAACATCAAGGTCGGCAACCTCACCGTGAGCGGCTTCGTCGCCCCGGGTGTTGGCAACGAGGAGGCGGAGGCCGTCATCGGCGAGTTCGCCGTCGGCGCCGCACTCGACGGGACCTGGGAGTTCGAGGACATCGTCTCCTCCGGCACGACCGCCGTCCCGACGACCACGCCGCAGCGCACGCCGGTCTTCCTGACCAGCGCCGGCGCCCTGACGCTCGCCGCGTCGGGCAACACCCGAGTCGGCGTCGTCGACTACCCCGCCAGCTACGTCAAGGTCGCGGGCACCCTGCCTGTCGCGATCGGAGAGTAAGAGATGCAGATCAAGGAAGAGTTCACGCTCGACAACCGCCTGTCGCCGGCGAAGTTCGGCGTCACCAAGGAGAAGGCGCGTTACGTCAAGAGCCTCTACGAGAAGGCTCGCAACGGCTCCCGCGCCGCCGAGGGCCAGCTGGTGGAGCTCTTCACGTCCTCGGACGCGGCGCACACCATCGCGCACCTCATCAACATCGACACCATCCCGCAGCTTCCCGAGGAGCTGAAGGACCTGGAGACCTTCGCGCCCGTGCGCAAGACGAAGGACTTCAATCCGGTCTACCTGCTGTCGCTCATCGGCGCGGCGGGTGTCGAGGGTGCCGGTGTCGACAAGAACGGCGCCGCCTCGATCGTGCCCGAGGGTACTCGCTACCCGTACGTCACGGTCAAGAGCGACCAGGAAGCCTTCTACTCGAAGCTCGCCAAGCGCGGTGTCGCCTTCGGGTGGACCTTCGAGGCGTGGATCAACGACCTGGTCGGCCAGATCGAGGCCATGCCGCAGGAGCTCCTGGCCCTGACCAAGGCCACCGCGTACGCGGAGGTCTGGGAGGCACTGCTCAACGCGAACGTCGAGCTGAAGTCGGTCACCCTGCCCGACGGCACCACGACCACGCCGAACGCGCCGGTCTCGGCCAATGCGCTCATCGCGGCATCCGTGGAGCTGAGCCTCCGCGAGATCAACGGTCGCAAGATCGGCGACAAGAACGACTTCATCGTGCACGTCCCGACGGGCCGGAAGAAGTTCCTCGAGTACGACATCGCCCAGTTCGGCCGGATCAAGGAGATCCACGAGCAGGACGGATCGGTCACGAAGGTCCTGGCGCCGGACACGGCGATCCAGTCGCTCTTCCCGAAGATCGAGATCAAGGAGACCGACTTCCTGACCGGCACGCAGTGGAAGCTGCAGCCGCGTCCGGGAACGACCAACGGTCGCCCCGTCCTCGAGCGCCTGTCGCTCCGTGGCTACGAGAACCCCGAGCTGCGCTACCGCAACGACCAGGGCGTGGCTCTGGGCGGCGGCCAGATCGGCCCGTTCCAGGGCGGCTTCGACACCGACACCGCCGAGATGCGCTACCGGTACATCACCGGCGGCGTGCTCTGGGACCCGACCTGGATCGTCTCGTCCAAGGGCGACGGCTCGGCCGCAGCTGGCTGATAGCTAGCTAATCGGGGTGGGGCTCACAAGGCCCCACCCCCTCAGCACAAGGAGACCCCATGGCTGCACCTCGCCCCCGCCCCATCAAGCTCACCTCGACTGCCACGAACCCCGCCGCCCCCAAGCTGCCGGAGCCGTTCGTGGTCGTGATCCCGGGCTACGACGCGACGAAGACCCAGACGCTCAAGCACGTCAACGGCGTGCTGACCTGGGTCACCGACGCCTGACCTTCAGCACGACTGAAACACCGGCCCCCTCGCGCACCTGACCCCTCGCCCGAGGGGGCCGGCCAGTACAAGGAGACGACATGCCCCGCGGCGCAGCCCCCATCGACCCGATGTCCCCCATCGGGCAGTTGCGCGTCCTCGTCGGCGACACCGCCAGCGCCGCGCTCCAGCCCCCAATGCCGGGCGAGGTGGACTACGCCGTCTTCGGCGACGACACGCTCGCCACAGCCCTCGAGACGGCCGCAGGGAACGTCTACCGCGCCGCCGGCAATCTCTACTCCGCCCTCGCTGTCGAGTACATCCAGCAGGGCAAGAGCATCCGCACCGACGACCTCTCCATCGACACACGCACGCGAGGCGCCGACCTCGCAAAGGTCGCAGCCTCCTTCTGGGAGCAGGCCGATGCGCACGATGCGGCCGCCGGCGCCGACGGCTTCATGATCATCCCCTTCGCTGGCCGCGCGCCGCGTCATGGGTACATCCGCCCCGAGGCCACGCCTCACTACTCCCTGGGAGCCTGAGTTGCCCTTCCCCTCCTACATCACCACCCGGACGGTCACCGTCGGTGGCGCCAGCGGCCTCGAGACGGGCCGTGCGCTCCCGATCCTCATCTCCGTCCAGGCCTCGCGGGCCCTCGTCTGGGCTGAGACGGGCTACCGCTTCGAGCTCGACACGGCGGCCGCGCAGGCCATTCCGGGTGCAGAGGCGAGCATCACGCTGCCGACCACCGACATCCAGGGGTGGATGGACGCAGAGTCGAAGCAGCTCATCGACGTGTCGGCCGAGGGCTCGTACAGCCACCAGTACGTTGCCACCTTCCAGGCTGGCTCCAAGACCTACACCGTCGGCCCATTCGTTCTTCCTCTGGGCGATGGCTCCCCCATCGACCTCGACACGATGCTGCAGGCCGAGACCGTCGCCGGCGGGCAGGTCACGATCCCCGACTCTTGGAGTGGTGTGGTGGCCGAGGCCGCCGCCGCCGCCCTTGGCGCCGAGCAGACGCTCACACAGCTCGAGGCTCAGCGCGGCGTTCCGGGCGGCTTCGCGGACCTCGACGAGGACGCGAAGCTGCTCGAGTCGCAGCTGCCCGAGCGCCTCTCACCCGATGGGCTAAACACTGCCATTGGGGACATCGTGAATCCGGCGGTTGCGACCAAGGCGCCGGTTACTCGGGGCACACTGTTCGCTGCCCGACGCTGGGTTCTCGCTGCCGATTCTCACGGCGCGGGTCTCGGTACCAGTGCCGCAGGTTACGAGTACGCGCAGCAGGCGATGCACTATGCGGGGACGTTCTTTGCCCGTCGTGACTACATCCAGGGCAGCATCGCGGGGCAGAACAGCATCGAGGTGCTCGCGCGCGTCGATGGGCTGCTCGCCACGGCCGGTGCTGGCGGATTGATCATCGAGGTTGGTGCGAACGATGCATCCGAGGCTCGGTCGGTCACTGACTTCATGGCGAACATGCTTGCCATGACCGATAAGGCCAAGGCTAAAGGTCTTCCGGTGATCTGGGTCGGGGTTCCCCCGAAGGCGGCGCTTGCTCCGAGTGCAAGCAGCGGGCGAACCTACGTGGAGCGGTACAACGCTGCGATGCGCCTGTCAGCAGGTGCAGCTGGCGTGTTGTTCGCGGACATCCACCCCGCTCTTGTCGACGGAGCAACCGGCAACCTCCTTGAGGTGTACCGCAGCGACCTCTCCGACACGTTCCACATGAACGACCTCGCGCACGCTCGCATCGGCGACATTCTGGGTGAGCAGATTCGCGCGGCACAGACCTCGTTCCCCTACCCCGCAAAGGTGCAGAACGACCCCCTATCCCTCATCACGAACGGCTTCATGGTCGGTTCCGGCACGGTGCCGGATGACTGGACCAATGAGAGCACCGCGGGTGACGCCGTCGTCTACTCGATCGTGGACGACACATCGGGTGAGCTCCCCGGAGGGCGGTGGTTTGAGTGCCACATCGGGCCGACAACGCAGCTCACGTCGCGTCTGCTGCGCCACAACCTGAAGTCGACGGGATGGGCTGCAGGAGATGTTCTCGCGCTGACGTGCATGATGCAGATCGAAGACACCAGCGGGACTCTGCTCAACGACCTCAACCGCGACCATACGGCCTCCTACTCGATCGGCGTGCGGATGGGATCGACGACTCTTACTCCGACGCAGAACAGCGCACACGGACGCAAGAAGGGCAACGTCTACACCATCGGTCCGGTGTGGCTTACGGGAGCAGTCCCCGCGTCGAACTCGGACCCGCGTATCCGCTGGCTCGTGCAACTCCCTGCGGGAGCTCGCGAGGCTAAGTTCCGCATCGGCGCGGTGCAGGTCCTGAACCTCACGCAACTCGGAATCGCAGAGCACCGCTGA